AAATAAGCACGCGGGAAAAATTAAACAGCTTATATTTAAAAGCTAAAAAAGCGGGTAAACGGATTGAAATAAAAACAGAACAAAAAAGCAGGGGGGAAATTATACGGGAATATATGAGGGGGTATGATGAATACACCGATTATATAGAGGACTATAAGCAGGAACAAAGTGCAATAAAAAACAATAATTTAATTTTATCGATTGTCGAAAAGTTAAAAGAGTTATAAGGGAGGTTATTAATATGAAAAAAACTATTTTAATCAATGAGAAAAACAGGGAAAAAATCAACACAATATTAAAAGAAGAACAGGGGCGGGCACGTGAGCGCAAAATAAACGATTATACAGAACTTTGTGAGATTGTTGAAAAGCATATGGATTATATACCAACAATTCCTAAAAAACATCTATTTAAGTGTGAGCTATACATTTATATAGGGGCGGCAAAGTTCCCGAATAAGTATAAAGGTATACCGTATGGAACAAGGATTATTATTACCTTTAATAAAAAGGGGGAATATATGTTAAAAGATATTAGCAGGGAAAACGTGAATAGAGAAAAAGAGTATTATTTCAACATGACAGAAACCGCGAAAATGTTTGTTCTTCATTCATTGAATATAACAAGCTGTAAATTGGTCACGCATGGCGAAAATACTTATTATGTCTAAAAAAGGGGGGCGGCTATATGGTAAGGGAAAAAGTTAATGTTTGGATTTGTTGCGACAATCCCGAAAAAAATAAAATTGGTATATATAAAAAGGTGACAAGACAATTACATCATTTAGGCGAAAATGAGTATTATATAAAATATCATGGTTATAAATGGGTTGTATTCTTCATTGACGAAAATAATGTAAAATTAAAATATCAAATAGGGAGGGCATAAAAATGAGTAAACAGCACACGACAAAAAAGGAAATTTATGCAAGGTTTGGGAAAGAAAACGTATTTTGTATAAATACAGGTAACGGGGAAATATTACTATTTGAACCAGATTATTATACAACACGTGTTGAAGGATTTGCGGCAAATGTTTGGATATTGGGAGACATTGTTATTACTGAAGGTTATTCACCATTTGGCAGTATTAAGCTAGATTATGACAAGGTAAATAAGATATGGAAAAAAGCATACAAAGTATATAAATCTAGTTGTCAATGGTCATATAATCGCAAAGTAGCACAAATAAAAAAATATCGGCGCGAATTGTACGAATTAGCAAAAGAAACACAGCGGGGGGGGCGGAAAAAATGAAATTAATGATTATTAATACTAAAATCAATAATGCAAGTCGCTATTATCGGCTGTATAAAATGGACGGGGAGAAAATAACGGAAATAGGCTTTTCTGGTTTAGGTACTGACTATGATGAAATCAAGGGGAATAAGAAGGATTATAAAGACGGTAGTTTCGTCTATGTATCAAGGTTTTATCGTGTTGACGGTATACCGCGGGATATAGTCTATTATTTGCGGCATAGATTTAGTGAGTTGATTATGATTGAAGGTAATTATAATGGCGTGCAAGTCTATGATGTAAAAACGGTTTTAAAAAGTCTTATTGATAATTTCAGCGAATAAAGGGAGGTTTTACACATGAAAAACTACTTTTTTAGAATTGTTTATAGCGGCTACAATATAAACGGTCATTGCAAGTATAAAATCTATGGATATAAAAAAATTGATTGGGCGGAAAATCAATTTGACTATATAAGCACACAAGATATGGACTTGATAAACATTGGGCGAAAATATAAAGAGAATCATTATATTTTGACAATATGGGAAAAGCGGGAAATTTTGGAAAAGCTGACAGCGACTTTTAATAACGATTTTAATTATATTTTTGAGTAATAGCAGAAAATCCCTGCCACTTATGATGTAGTGGCAGGGATTGAAAAGGGGGCGGCAACATGAAAAGAAAAATATATGTTACTGTTTGGGAGAGAGCAGATAAACCAGAAAAAAACCTTGTTTATAATTACAAAAAGGGTAAAAGATTGTTAAGAGAAACAAGCGGGGGCGAATATTATGTATTACTAAATGGAGAGCGTGCATATGTTGGATTTTATAAAAACAGTTTAGACGTATATATTAAATATTACAGCGATAAATAAAAGGAGGTTTTTGTGATGGTTGCTATTGATAAATTAGTAAAGATGTATAAAGACGGGAAAAAAGAAGGGACGCAAGGTAATCATTATTTTAGGGTTGTGGATGGTTGGAACTGTAAACAGGTAAAATTTTTCTATCATAATACAGCTATTTGTATTCTTACGTTGACGGGGAAAAAAGATAGTATTTATGATGTATGTTTCAATTTCGGCGGATATTTTACGACTAGTACAATAAAAGCCATAAATTGCTATCGTGCATATTTTGCAAAGTATCAAAAATGAAAAGAGGGGGGAAAAGAATAATGTTAAAGTATAATGTAATTGCAAGCTATAACGGGGGACAGGTTGTAAGACAATACAACGAATTTAAAAAAGCAAAGTGGTTATTTGATTATTTGGAAAAAGATGAAGGTTATTATTATGTATTGCTAACAGTAACGGGGGAAAATATATCTGATGTTAGTTTGCTTATGGAAAGACGGCGGGGGCGATAATAATGCAGGTTATAAAAATCACAGATTATAATTATATTGAATTGTTAGAAGTGGATTATAAGACGGAAAACGTGATTTTTAGATGGATAAATAAGGGGAAAAGGGGGCGAAAATATAAAGCACGCATAAGATACACTCACAGCGGGGAACAAGGTAAACCATATTTTAATAGTTACAATTTATCTATTAGTTTAGAGGGGAGAATTTAAAAATGATTAATTTAAACAAGCGGGAAATACTTTTGCCAAACAACACGATTATTAAGCGCAAATTGTATAGCAGGTATATTGCAAATAATTCGCCTGCATGGGTACAAATTAAAGGTATAGATTTTTTTGTAGAATATGATGAACAAAATAATATAATCCCTGTATTTTGTCGAAAAAGTGAATTTAAGGGAAAATACCCAGACTATATTATAGAAGGGGAAAAAACAGGAGTTTCTATTTTAGATAGAGAGGACAGCATTATTTTACACGTTGACCAATGGTATTTTAACAGAATGAAGAAAAGCGTTATAAAAGCAGATTTTTGGGAACTTGTAAAGAATTGAAGGAGGTTTTTATTATGAGAACTATTGAATTATATAAGTTTGAAGAATTGAAAAAAGATGTACAGGAAAGAGCATTAAACACAGCACGCGAATACATCACGAATAATGCTATGTATAATGAGTGCTTAAACAGCGATTTAGAAAACGAATTATATTATAATTTATGTGATGATTTTCCGTTTTTAGACGATATTAAAATCAGATTTTCTTTAAATTGTTGTCAAGGTGATGGCGTTTCGTTTGAAGGGGAAATAATTGGACTAGATAATTTAATGGAACTTGCAAAAAAAGTCTATAACGATAATATCCCGCGTAAAATAAAACGCATTATTCCATATTTGTATAGTGTTAAATTTGAAATGATGGATTTTCATTATTGCCACGCCTATACAGTTGATACAATCGTAACGGATAATTACAACGATTATGGGCATAACAGATTTAATAAGTTATGTGAGCAATTTGAAAAGGATATTAATAATTATAGGGTTGATTATTGCAGGAAATTGGAAAAAATTGGTTATGATTTTATATTAGATTATGGAGACGACGAAAACATGAAAAAGTATATTAATAGTATGCAATTAGAATTTTATAAAGACGGTTATGTTTATAAGGGAGGTTTTTGATATGTTGTATATGATTAATATGTTAGATGTTTGGCGGGATATTGAAGGGTATACAATAAATGATGTAATTAAAGATGTTGCAAGGGTTGATATTAATAATCCGTATAATACGCGCGAAGTATTAAAAAAAGCAAGGCAATTTTATACGCTGAAAAATGGAAAATACACGACAAATATTAGGGATTTTTGTAGTATTGAGACATTTGAAATTGTAGACAGGAAAACAGGAAAATACATCTTGCAATTTGAATTAGTAAGGGGGAAATAAAAATGGATAAATATTATTATGGAGCATATAAAAAAGGACAGAATTATATTATTATTACAGCGGCATATAAGACATATAATAACGCATGGGAAAATTTCAAGAAAAGAGACAAGGAAATTAGGAAAAAGTATCGTATGTGGCACCTAAACAATTTGTATGGATATTGGTATGGAGTTTTGACAATGACAAAATTTATCGAAGTAAACGATTATCCTTTTGGTATGGTTGAATTAAAGGGGGCATAAAAAATGGATAAATACAGGAATAAATGGTATATAAAATCATTTGATTTTAATAGTCTGGTATGGGTTTGTTGTCGGTCATATAATGGGTATTTAGCAGAAAAAATCTTTACTAATTCAGACGTTATCACAGGTACCACGGAAAGTGTTATAGCGATACGCAACGAAAAGGGAGACTATACGATAACGCAAATATACGACAATGACAAAATATATTTTATTGACAGCGATAATAATAAAATTTTAAGGGGGGAATAAAAATGACTGTTTACAGATTGAACTATAAGAATAAATGGCAAAACTTAATTTATGAGTTTAAGCAGGGAAATAAAATTTTGACGCGTATCTATAAAATTTGGGATGGGTGGAAAACTATATATTTATGCGAATGTAAAGGATTGTCGTTTGAATATGATGATTTGCAAAAAGCTGTACATAACACACATGATTATATTAGGGGACTTTTACAAATTTACACAGACATAAAAAAACGTAAATATTCTATGGTTTTTCATTGTCATGTTTCACAATACATAGAACGTACAAAATATAATTATATCGTGGTTGACGGTAGAAGTGTTTACGACGGCGAAACAACACTAAAAACAATTTTAGTATAACGGGGGGTAAATATGAGTATTTTTGATAGATTTTTTAAGAGCAATACACAAGACAGCATAATTACAGCGACAAAAGAGAGCACGCTATATTATTTAAGGGTACGGAACACATATACAAATTTTAACGAAACTTTATGTTTTTCAAACGACACAATGAGAAGGAAATATATCTATACAGCTAAACAGTCTACTCCATGCCCAAACGATTTTTATTTTGATACGTGGGAAGAAACCGCAGAAACACGTTTGCAAAGTGCGTTGCAAAAACAGCGGGAAGAATTGACAGCGCAATACGAAAAGGATTTGCATAATTTAAAATACAAACTACACACACTACAAACAGACAAAGACAGCTTGCAAAAGTCAGCGCGTTATAAGCGGGATTTTTTAGAAACGGCTATAAAGCTAGATGAAACAAAAGCGGATTTGCAAAAGGTTACATCACAGTATGATTATTTAGCATTGCAATACAATACGCTTATTGACATGATTAAGAGCACAAAAGACAAAAAGCAGAACAAAGAAAACTCATTGCAAGAAGGGGGGCGGCTATTACTCACAGACATTACTACTATTCTAACAAGCGACTTATCCGAACTAAACCAATTCAAGAAGGAATATAAGAAGGAATTAAAAGAGTTAAAGGACAGCGATTTAGTATTACAAGGTCAATTAGTCGTTGCTATTGTGTCCAGATTTGTCGATAGCTTATAGTCATATGAGGCGGGAATTATCCCGCCTATTTTTTTATGCTTTTTTTGTGCTTGCATATTGGTGTATGATTTTATTACAATATATACAGTATAAAAGACATTTGTTTAGGTAGGTGGACACAATGAGCGATACAACGTATTTAAAGCATGGAGTCATTGCGGCAAAAGGATTTGCAGACGATAAGCGCGGCAAAGAACTAGCACAAAAAGCAAGCGAAAAATCACATAAAAGCAGGCGGATAAATAAAGCGGCAAAAGATGTATTATTAGATATATTACACAGTAACAGCACCGACAAAGATTTGTCTGTGTTGGCACAAAGTAAGGGAATTGAACCGACGGAACTAGCAACACTATTATTAAACATGACAAGACGGGCGGGGAAATCGGCACAGATGGCAGAACTTGTCTTTCGGTTGACAGGTGATTTAGAACAAACGCCACAACAAAACATCACTATAGTCAATCAGTTGACTGATGAACAATTACTAAACCAGATACAGGAATTGAGGGGGCGGGATAATATTATTGACATAACGCCCAAACCTCCAGAGGTTGAAGGATAATTATACAGGGAATAATGATAACTGTGTATAACGGTAATTACACACAGTTAAACATTTATACATTTAGATAGCATAATTATTAATAACGTTGACAAATGTAAAGCAGGATAAACACGCGCCTATTGTTGGAGGTTTTTGGGCGGGGAAAAATGGGCGGGAAAAATGACACCCACCCCCGCCGAAAAAGAACCGACAGAAAAAAATCCCGCCGCCAACAAGCCAACCGAAATATTTTCATTCCAAACCTTTACGGAGCGCATAGGGAAAGGGGGAAGAAGCCTATATAATATATATAATATAAATATATAAATATAAAAATAATACTAGAACAACCCTTAGTTATTTTATATAATATATAGATATTAAATAGCTGAAACGGAAATGAAATATACCCCTTATATATTAAATAATATTAATAGAAGGATAGGGGGTGTGGGGGGAAGGGAGTTATAGTGCACCCCATGTATTGTCTTTTCTCTTAGGGATAAAAGCCAAGACACGGGATGTCTAAAGTAATCTACTTTTCTTAGAGGGCATTAGCCCTTGAAATACAAGGGTTTGAGGGGGAAAATGCCTATGCAATATATTGCAGACCTGTTAAACAGGAGTCTTTGTGGGATAGACAAAAATGGATAGTGAGAACAAGGAAAATGAAAATGTCAATACTCTGGGCGAATTTTTAGCAGGAGAACGAAAAGTAATAGAAATGGTGGTGGAGAGGGAAGATAAAGGCGGTTGGACGCTTCTCCATTTCATCAACAAGGACACGGGACAAGAATTTCATTCACAATGGGTAAGGAAAAGCAGGGTCTTTTCTAACGAAATCCCCAAGGGAGAATATACAGGAGGTGCAGAACCTTATGTAATGCTCTTTTACCGTAGAATTGAAAAGGTTTTTAAAGAGGATTATAAGGGGCATAGGTTAATCCAATTAGGGGCTTTGAATGTTCTTAGTTCGTTTGTTCAAATGGGTACGGGCAAGCTGATTAACAAAAGGACGAAACAGCCCCTAAAGCAGAAGGATATTGCAAAGGCTCTGGGGGTTTCTATACGGACAACGGCAGAAATATTATCCAACCTCAAAGAAAATGGGTTTCTTGAACGAAAAGAGGGCGCGTACTTCATAAAACGGTACTTCATAGCGAAAGGGAGAGGGCTGTAATGCGGTATCATTACACGGATGGCGAATTAAAAACGCTTCTGGGTAGTATGGTTATTTTGGTGGACACTAGGGAGCAGGAAAACGGGCATATTCTTAGCTATTTTGAGCAAAAGAAAATCCCGTATGAGTCGAAAAAATTAAATTTTGGCGATTACTCTGTCAAAGTTCCGAAAAACGAAGAATTAGGGCTAAATCGTGATGTTTTCTTTGATAATTCTGTAGTGGTGGAACGGAAAGGGTCGCTTACAGAGTTGGCAGGAAATCTTACGGTAGGCAGGACACGTTTTGAGAATGAATTGTTGCGTTCTAAGGGCGTAAACATTGCATTACTCATAGAAAACGCAAGCTATACTGATTTGGTAATGGGTCGGTATAGGTCAGACCTAAACGCAAAGTCTTTTCTTGCTTCACTCAATACTTTTGGGGCAAGATACGGGCTTGATGTAAATTTTGCAGATAAGGATTTTGCGGGAAATTGGATTTACCACCGACTCTATTATGCGGTACGGGAGGAATTGTTACATGGGTAGACCAAAAAAAGAGAAAACCCCAGAGGAAGAAGCACCTAAAAAGCGGGGTAGACCCCGTACACCCCGTAAGAATGTGACATACAAGGTGTGTAGAGAGTGTCAGAAGGTAAAACCTGCAAGCGAATTTTATGCGCGGAAGGAAAATAAGGACGGACTCTTTCATAGCTGTAAAGAGTGTATGGATAAACGCACAAACCGCAATAATCACAAGAAACAGGCTGAAAGGCGGCGAGAAAAGTTGATTGAACAGGGAGCAACTAAGGTCTGTACAAAGTGCGGTCAAGAGAAATCTGTAGAGGATTTTGGCAAAAATAGTAAGAAAAAGGACGGACTTTCTGATATTTGCAAGCATTGTGTAACGGCGGCGGCACAAGCTACACGGCAGAAGAAGTTGGAACGGCAGGAACAGGAACGCTTATACCTCTTAGAAAGGGAATTGACTCTAAGAAAAGGGCGTGGGAACTTCTTTAATTTTTGTCAGATACTTGCCCCAGACTTCTACAAGCCGTCTAGGTGGCATTTATGGCTCTTATGCAATACCCTACAGGCTCTATATGAGCGTCACCTAACGAAAAATTATTTTTACAAGCTATGCACAATGCCCCATATCCCTAAATGGCTTGCGAAAAATGTGATTGATTGGGACAGGTTGCGGGATAATCACGTTTATACTAAGCTGATGATTAATATGTCTCCCCGTAGTGGTAAATCCCGTTCTCTAACCATGTTTGCGGATTGGCTCTTAGGAAAAAGCAAGGATAATCGCATTATTACCGTGTCTTATAATACTGACCTTGCGGCTAATATGTCCCGTTATGTGCGTGACGGTATTATGCAACAAAAGGTTCTTCCTACGGATATTGTTTATAATGACATATTCCCTAATACCACCATTGCAAAAGGCAATGCAGGGTTTATGAAATGGGCTTTGGAAGGCTCTTTTATGAATTATCTGGGTACAGGTATGGAAGGCACATTGACGGGTGCAGGTGGTAACGTACTAATCTGTGATGATTTGATTAAAAACGCGAATGAAGCCTATAACGAGCGTGTTCTTGATGATATTTGGAATTGGTATATCGGAACTTTTATGTCCCGCGCAGAACATACAGGGCAAGGCTCTATAGAATTAATCAATTTCACAAGATGGAGTACCCACGATTTATGCGGAAAAATCCTTGAAGGGAATATGAGCAAAGATTGGATTAATCTCATTATACCTGTAGAACATGACGGGGAAATATACTGTGAAGAAATCCTGCCTAGAGAGGAATTTGAAAGGCTTAGAGAGGGTATGGACACGAACATTTTTGAAGCGAACTATTACCAGAAGCCGCTTGATGTGGAAGGTAGGTTGTTCTCTGACCTTAAAACCTATGAAACGCTCCCAGAGGGGACGGAAAAGTGTATTGCGTACTGTGATACGGCTGACGAAGGTTCAGACTATCTAGCGTGCGTTGTAGGCGTTATAAAGGACGGTGAAGGTTACATCACCGATATTTACTATACGCAGGACAATATGCAGATTACCGAACCCGCAACGGCAGACCTTCTTGTTAGAAACAAGGTAAACAGCGCAAAGATTGAGTCAAATAACGGCGGTAAAGGGTTTGCGAGAAATGTGGAACGGCTGATATGGGAAAAGTACCACACAAAACAAGTAAATATTGAGTGGTTTCACCAAACAGAAAATAAAATGGCACGTATTCTCACAGGGGCAACCTTTATCCAAAATCATGTGTATTTCCCAGAAAAATGGGATAAGAAATATCCAGAATTTTACAAGGCTGTTATGGGATTTTCTAAAGACGGAAAGAATAAACATGATGATGGCGTAGAAGCCCTTGTAGAATGGGGAAAAATGATAACGGGTGACGGCTCTATCAATTCTTATTTAGAGTGGATGAAGAAAATGAAGGGGTAAGAGTATGAAAATCGGTATAGCATTATATGTTTTACTAAAAATGATTGGTTATTTTTCTGCTATTGCCTTTTGTTTTTGGGGATATATACAATTAACTCTTTTTATCGCTGATTTGTATAAGCCTTATATAGCAAATCCAGATTTTTTAGCGTTTATAACCCCAATAGGAGTAGTTGTGTTAGGAGTGTTATTCTTTATCATGTATTGTGATGAAGAAACAAAGAGAGGTAAAGTATGAGTCTGTATGAAAATGCAGGGGGTAAAAGTATGAGCAAGTCATTAGGCGTATGGAAAACGACAATACAGGAAATGTATATATGTCAACCGAAGAAAAATATAAAAGTGACCGCGACACATTCTTTGCTTGATTGCACTAATGTAGCAAAATTTGATTGCAAAAAAACATACGAATATGTTTACGACGAAGATAATGAAAAGTATTGGGTGGAAAATGAAGGGCATAAATATTGTTTCCCATTTTCTAAAAAAGAATTTAACGAATTTTTCATAGAAGTTGCGGAGGTTGTTGAAAATGAATGATAAGAATTTTGAGAAAGACGAACTTGCAGAAAAAATTGCAAAACTGATTATATTTTGGAGTATTTCTGCATTGTTATATTTTGCGGTTATACATGAATCTATTGTGGCATGGTGGATTATCGGTTCTTTGGTTGTTATGAAAGTTTATTCGGTATGGAAAAGGGATTTTGACAATGATAAAGATAACTGATATACGAAGCCAAAATAGAAAAACCCTTTATGAAATATTGCACCTTGACGATTTACGGCAGGAATATGCAAACGCGATTAATAATATGTCATATCTGGGAGCACAGAATATTGACGGTATGCCACATGGAACGGGTGTAGGAAATCCGACACAGCAGAAAGCCATGAAATTAGCTGACATTGAAGCTAAAAAGAATTGGATTATGGCTATTGAGCAGATGGAAAGCACCCTCAATGAAAAGCAGATGGCTTTTCTTACTATTCGCCGTAAGGCTGAAAAAGAGGTGTTTCCTACAGGTGGTAGACCTTCATGGAAAGCCTATACGCAAGCGCATTATAACGATTGGTACTATGAAAGATTCGGAACTTATATTTCCATTAGTGAGGAAACATTGAAGATATGGCAAGCCAAAATTGTAGATAAAACCGTCCGTTTGGCGATTTATTACGGGTGCTTTTCTGTGTGAAAAAATTGTTTTAGGTAACACAAAAGTCATAATGTTATGTGATATATTAGTAGCATAGGAAATTGGGATATATCAAAGACGCATTACTTATGTGGTGCGTCTTTTGCTTTGGAATAACAAGCGGAAAGGAGGAAAAATAATGGGATTTGTTGACAGTATGCTAAAATATGCTATTGCCAATACTATTTCGTTAGCTGATAAAGCGAAAACAATAACCGCTATGCAAAATGCTAATGTTAGCGGTAATAATACCGTTTATAATGACGGTGGACAATACAGCCCTTCTAATCCGCTACCGCCACATAATCAAGGCATGAATCCGTGGCAATATCAGTTTCAAGTCGGTAGCAACCTTGTTATCACGCCCAGAACGGAAAGAGAAGGAGCATTATTGCCCTTCAATGTTTTGCGTGATGTTGCCGCCAACCATGACATTACCGCACTTTGTATCAAAATGATGATAGACCAAGTATGCGGGGACGAGTGGGATATTGTTGTTGCCGATAAGAACGACAGGGAGCATTATGAGGATGATATAAAAGCTGTTAAAAAGTTTTTTTCCCGTCCCGATAAGGTGCACTTGTTTAACGATTGGTTGAAGCCTATTCTTTACGATACGTTATCTATTGACGCGGCTTGTATGTTTAAACGCAGGACGCGGGGAGGTAAATTGTATTCGTTAGAATATGTTGACGGTTCAACAATTAAGCCGTTAATTGATTGTTATGGGCGCACCCCGTTACCGCCTTATGCGGCGTATCAGCAAATTGTATATGGTTATCCGTATGGTTCTTCTGAAAATGCTGAAACAAAAACTTTGGGCTTTACTACGGAAGAAATTTCTTATCGTCCTAGATACCCGCGTTCTTTTTCCCGTTATGGCACTTCACCAATAGAAAATATTTTGATGAAGATTAACATTGCCTTACGGCGTGATACTGTAAATCTTGCTTATTATACGGACGGAACTACCCCAGATGGGGGAATATTTACTTTCGATAAGGAAGATATGACCCCAGACCAGATAGAACAGTTTGCAACCCTCTATAATGACATTATGGCGGGGCGTTTGAAGGAACGCATGAAACTGAAATTCCTTCCGAAAGGCAAATACACAGCAACGAAGGAACATAAGTTTGATGTGCAATACGATGAATGGATTGCACGAATTGTTGCTATTGCTTTCGGCGTGAATCCGCAACAATTCATAATGATGATGAATCGTAGTACGGGACAGCTTCAAGACGAACAGCAGACTGAATTAGGTCTTGCACCTCTTGAAAATTTCCTTGACGAATGGTTCACAGACATTATTCAAAATGATTTGGGTTATCCTCATTTGAAATTCTCCTATATCGGTGAGAAACGTGAGGACGCGGCAATGTCCATTAAGCGTGATGTGGAATTTGTGCAGAGTGGTATTCTTACCATTGATGAAGTTCGTAGTCAGCGTGGTATGCCACCAATTACAGGCATGGAAGATGGTACGCCACCTATGTTGAAATTAGGCAATGACGTGGTTCTTCTTACGGAAGAATATATCAAGGCTAAGACGCAAGCACAGATTGAAGCATTGCAATATGGAAATGTTCAAGCGGGTAATCAATCTGACTTAGAGAATAAAATTCGTGAAGCAAGACGCTCTGAAACGCCCCAGAATGGCGCAGAAGGGGCTAGTAACCCTAAAGAGGATGAATCCCCTACAGAGGATAAAAAGGACGCACAGAAAGCCCTACAGGATGAAATGAGGGACTTTCGTAAATACGTTCTAAATCGTCTAAAAAAAAAGAGTCGCGGCAAGCGAAAGTTTGAAACAGAAGTAATACCTATTGAAGTTAGGGATTCTATCTATGAAAAACTTGAAAAAGTTGATAATATCGCTGATGTTGACGATATTTTTGATTCGGCGTTGTGGGAATTGCAAGTAGAAGAAGCAAAGAAGCAATGTGAAGAAGAAATACAGGCTGTATTTGACGAAATATCGCAAGAAATCATTGATAATCTTGATAATCTTGACGAAGAAGATTTGAATACGCAAGGAAATGCAAAGAAGTATTTACTTTTGCTTATTCTCTTAGGTGAAATGGATTATCGCAAGAAAATTGATGATGTAATGGACGGTGTTCTTACCAATTATGCGAATGTTGCAATGGAACAAGCTGTAAGTGAAATTCGTAAAATCGGTGGTAAAGTCACTAAGGCACAGCGGAAAATTATCACGGAAGAATACATAAGCAAGCGCATGGATTTCTTAAACAAGGAATTGAACCGTGTTACAGAAGAAAAGCTAGGCGATATGTTTATGCAAGCCAAAACGATTGATGAAATCAAAAAAGGCTTAGAAAGCAATTATGCTTTATCTGAAAACAGGTCAAAGATAATTGCAAATACTGAATTTCACGCTTTACAAAATGAAGTTGTGATTAATCTGGCTGAAAAAACTAAAGAGGTAGAAGCTGTCTTTGTAACAGATGGCGTAAAGTTTGACGAAGCGTGCGCAGAAGCCAACGGCTCTGTTTGGAGTTTAAAACACGCTAGAGAAAACCCGCTAGAACACCCTAATTGTATTCGACAATTCCATCTTGTAGGAAAGGAATTTATTGAAGCATGGGGAGGGATTGACGAAGAATGAATAAATTAGATTATTTTAAAATTCTTGTATTGAATTATTATCGTAAAAATATTGAAGGTGGAGAAAAACTAACAATGGACAATGTGTTTGTTGTTTGGTCTTGCAAAACACTTCAAAATTACAAGGCTTTGATTGCTACGTCTGCCAATGATATGCTTTTTTTTGAACTTACCTATAACGGGGATAAAAAAGAAACATACATTGATGTATATGACAAAAAAGAAAATATTGTTGTGAGTGATTAATTAATTGTTTATGAAAGGTGGTGAAATTATGGGCTTTAATATGAGTATTCCTCTTTTTAAGATTGATGAAGAACAGAAATTAGTCTATGGACGCGCAACGCAAGAAGTTCTTGATAAAGCGAATGAAATTATGGACTATGAAAGTTCTAAGCCAATGTTTGAAAAGTGGAGTAATGATTTTGCCACCAGAACAAGCGGGAAATCTTACGGTAATGTGAGAATACAGCATGATAGTAAACGTGTTGGCGGCAAAGTTGCAGAACCCCTTGTTTTTAACGACAATGATAAGGCTATTGATATTTGCGTAAAAGTCAATGACGATAATCTTTTTTCACAGATTAAAGATGGTGTGTACACAGGCTTTTCCGTAGGCGGTAGCTATGGTAAACAATGGACGGATGATGATGGTATTCTCCACTATACGGCTATTCCTAGTGAGATTAGCATTGTTGATAATCCGTGTGTCGGCACAGCTACAATAATGTATGTTAAAGCTGACGGGACAACCGAAAATCTTACGATAGGAGGGAAAAAGAAAATGGACAAAAACGAATTTTTGAAAGCCTTGTCTGATGGTGATTTGAAAAAGGCTTTTTCGTTTGGTGATATTTGTTCTAAAGTGCGTACCGCTATTTATGAAAAGAAACGCGGTAGTTACGAATATTTCTGGGTAGAAGAAGTCTATGCAGATTGCGCGATTATTCGCATGGATGATACGGCTGATTATTACCGTATACCGTACACCCTTGATGAAAGTGGTGAGGTTACGTTGGGTGAAGCCGAAAAAGTAGTAATGGAATGGAAACCTGCTACCGAAAAAACGGCTGAAAAAGCCGCTGAAAATGATGATTTGGCAAAGGCAGAAGGTGAAGAAATGAAAACTGAACCAGAAGTTAAGGAAGAAACCAAAACGGAAGAAACGGTAGAAAAAACCGTAGAAACGAAAAAGGCAGAACCCGCCGAAGAAGTAACTAAGGCTGACGAACCTAAAGACGAAAAGAAGGAAGAAGAAAAACCTTCTGATGATAAGGATGAAGAAGTCGAAAAGGCAGAAAAAGTTGATTCTTTTGCGGCTTGCATGAAAGCACTTGACGGGGAACTTGACGATAAAGGCAAGGAATCCTGCTCTAAACTTTTCCACAAAATGATTGAAAAAGGTCTGACTTGTGCGTGCGAAAAATGCACTAAAGCGGTTGAAGGTGAAAAGGCTGAAAAAGCTACCACCGATACCGATTTAAATAAAACTGTAGAAGCTAAAGAACCTATGCAGAAGTTTGTTTCCGCAGACGAACTTGAAAAAGCAATGAAAGTTGTTGAGGATTTGAAGAAGGGCTATGACGCTCTTAAATCCGACAATGACACATTGAAAAAACAGGTTGAGAAGTTGGAAAATGAACCCGTTGCAGGTGGGGCAATGGTCGCTACAGGTACAATGGCTCTTGATAAAACTATTGGCGGTAATGTTGGTAATGTTCCTGCCAATAATAGCAGGGCTGATGTGTTGAAGAAAATGATTTCTGAAACTGATTCTGCTATGCTGAAAGAAGCATATAGTAAAGAATTGGCACAGTTGGAAATGAAGAAAGTATTTGGATAAAAAGGAGTGACGCAAAATGTCGATTATGGAAACTACGCAGGAATCTTTGACGAAAACCGTAGAGGGTGTAAAAGATTCCACTAAACTTGAAAAGGCTATTGATACGGGCGCGGGCTTGATGGGGTATTCTCTGGAAGCCCCTGCCAAACAGCTTGTTCCGTTTGCTTCTCCGTTGCGTAACATTATCCCGCGTAAACTTTCTAAAACGGGTACGAGCGTACATTGGAAAGCAATTACTGATGTAGCCGCCGCAGGTAAGGCAACCGCCATTGAAGGTGTACGCGGTAACGGTATGCGGTATAGCGTTGCAGATAAATTAGCCGCATTTAAGGTTATTGGTCTGCAAGACGCTGTTACTTTTGAAGCAGAAGCCGCAGGTCGCAATTTCCAAGATGTGAAAGCAACGGCTGTAACGAACCTCCTGCTCCGTGTAATGACGGAAGAAGAAAAAATCATTCTGGGTGGTAATACTACGGCACTTCCCGCTGTAGCAACTCCCGTTGCAACTACCGCCACCGTTCCCAACTCCACCATTACGGCAGGTTCTTATTCCGTTAAGGTTGCGGCGTTGACTCTTGTTGCCGCTAATCGCGTTGTCACCAATGCACAGTTGCCGAACCTTACGGGGTTGAACATTCCTGCAACGGACGCAAACAATCAGCCCATTACGGGTGCTTATGACGGTGTAACCGCCGCTTCTACCGCCGCTAGTGTTACGGTTACGGCAGGTGACGGCATTTCCGCTACTGTAACGCCTGTTCGCGGTGCTCTTGCTTACGCATGGTTTGTTGGTGCTTCTGGCTCTGAAACCTTGCAGATTGTTACCACCAATAGCGCAATGACTATTGATAAGTTGGTAACGGGCGGTTCTTCTGCTCCTACGGCTGATGGTTCGGCTGACCCGTTGGCATTTGACGGTATTATCCCGCAGATTCTTAACGGCGGCGGCTTGTTCTACGATATGCAGAATCAGCAGTTGACGGCAAGTGCAGGCGGTATTGAAGTTCTTGACGAAATCAATAGCCGTCTGTTTAATGAGTACAAAAACGGTGCTACCCGTTATCTTGTAAGCGAACAGCTTGCAAAAGACATCACGAGTGCAATCGTTAAGAATAACGGTGCTCCGACTCTGTTTGTGAATAATACCGAAAAGAACGATATTACGGGCAACTATATGGTTCGCCGTTATGTTAATAAGTCTTTCGGTGGCGAAAATATCAGCATTGAAGTACATCCGTGGTTGCCGAATGGTACTATGGTGGTTATGTGCGATAACGTACCGTACCCCAACGCAAACATTTCGTCCGTTCTGGAAATGGAGTGCGGGTACGATTACAGACAGCTTGAATATGCAAGAACTTCTCCGAAATATGAATTTGAGGTTCGTACCTATGAAGCCTTGAAGCATTATTTCCCCGCTTGCCAAGCTATCATTACGAATGTCAAGACGGGCATTGCCTAATAGCATAGCATAAGACTCTGGGGCGGTATAAACCGCCCCTTTACTTAGGCAAAAAGGAGGGGTGTATAATGCCAAGACCTAAGAAAACTGAAACTACCGCTGTAGTGGAGGAAAAGAAATCTGACGGGCTTATTGCCCTTAAACATTTTGCCCAAAAAGGTAAGCTGTTTATTGGCGGTGAGTCTTATGATATTGTTGATAACGTGGTAAGAGTAAAACCAGAACACGTTATTATGGCAAAAGAACACATTAAGTTAGGGGGTTGACCCTATGGCTTATTGTAGTGTTGACGATTTAAGGGTTTTTGGTTATAACATTCAAGATTCTGACATAGAAAAACTTGAAGCTATTTGCGATATTGCAAGTGCTAAAGTTGAAAGTTATTGCCACCAGAGTTTTAAAGAAACAAAAGGTGCAATAGAAAAACATCTTATCAGAATTAAAGATGGGATAGCTAAAATTTTCCCTAGAAATCTGACTGTAAATACAGTTAATACTATTACGTTCTTTACCGTTGGCAAAACGCTTATTCCGTATGTGATTGAAAATCCAATTTATATGCCTAATGGGGCGGTTATTGTAGCTTCAACTAACGCGCCTACGGGTGAATATTTTGCAGAGTTGGATTATGATTATGGATTTGCTGATGGCGAATATCCTGCTGATTTGGTACAAGCTACAGCACTTATGGCAATTCCTAGCCTTGATGATTATTTCCTCACGGCTGAAACTAACGTAAGTGGGCTGAAAGTTTTGCAACAGGGGAAATTAAAAATTGAACGTGGTAAACTTTCTGCAAATGCAATGCTTAATAATCAAGGTGTACCCGCTAACGCGGCGGCTCTTTTAGATGGGGGCGGCTATGTCCGTGTTAGGGGTGATTGGTTATGATGTTACTTAAAGATTTGTGTACGATTGAACGCGCTATAAAGGGAGATAAATCCCCTACAGGTGCGTCAAAAATGTCACAGAAAATCATTGCTGAACATCTACCTTGTTATATTGAAGATAACGACGGTATTGTTGTCGTTCCACAAGAAGGACAGACGGCGATTAGTTATCATACAATGTTTGTAACATTGGAAACAGATATTAAGGCAAATGATATAGTAACAGACGAAATTACAGGGCAGAAATATAAAGTTCTTGACTGTAATTATTACAGGATTTTACCTCATATAGAGGTTAAAATGCAGAGTGGCACAGTAAAGTAGGTGGAAGTATGAGTCACGTCGAAGGCTTAGAAAACATCATAGCTAATCTGCAAAAGGCGGTTGATACAGAAACCGCAAAAATGAATAGCCGACTTGATTTAGCGGGGGATTATCTGCATGAAGCGGTAAAGAAAAGAACGGGTTACACAGACCACCCACAATGGGAGTTGAATATGTTAGGTAATCCGTATTCTAGGCGATATGGCACAGATTATTCCATCCCGCATGGTGATGATAGTATTACTCATATTCAGAGTGGTATTCTTCACCGAAATATCGAAAAGGTAACTGATTTTGGTTCGCTAAAATCAAGTGTAGCCGTTGGGGTTGATGTTAATAAAGTCGGTGATTACATCAAAGAGGTAATTGAGGGCACTCCGAAAGTTCGCCCCCGTCCTTTTTTACAAAGGGCGTTTAGCGAAAGCAAGGATAAAATAAAAGCAATTTTGGAAGGGGGAAGTAGTTAATGGCAAGAAAAATACTTAATTATGACCCCCTAATTGCTATTTTACGTTCTCATTTACTTGCCAATGAAGAATTGGTGAATTGGGATAAATGGAAGGATGGCGAACCACTTATCTATCCAAGGTATCTGGAAGAACCAGACAATGCAACATACCCTTGCATTACTATTTATCGCGATTATGGCATAAGATTGAAAAACAAAACAGGACATGAAGAAGGACACTATTTTATTCATGGTTGGCTAAAGGCTTATGATGAAGAAGATTCTTCCGTTGTTGATGATGTTTCTTATCTTATGAATATGGTAATATCTACTCTTTCTGATGATAGGGTATTAGGTAGACAGGTCAAGGAAGTGGATATGTGCCGTATGGTTGATTCGCGGTGTCCGTGTTATGAAGCACAATCGCGAACATATTTTTTTATGACAGATTGGCGTATAATCTATGATTCTATGCTGATGTATGAATTTGAATAAAAGGAGTGAATAAAAATGTACGAATTTGGCGTTGGTGCGTTGTTCGCAAAATTCCCAGATGGTACGAGTGTGGAATTTGGCACTTTGCAGGAATGTTCCGTAGATTTTTCTTTTGACAAAAAAGAACTTTACGGACGCAATCAGTTCCCCGTAAAAGTTGCCCGTTCTAAGGGCAAAGTCGATTGTAAGGCAACTTACGCAGACATTAAAGCCGAAGCACTCAATATTGTGCTTAATGGTACGATTAGTGACGGCGAATTGAAGGTAGCAGAACCGATTAACGCGGTTGTAGCTAGTGGACAGGTTGCTGTTACTGTACCGACAGGCGGCACGTTTAATCGCGTGTTGAAGGTTTATGATGTAAGCGGTGAAACGAAAGTTCCGCTGACGGAAGTACAGAGTGCTCCCACGGCAACGGGTACTTACTTTGTTGATGATTCGGACACTTCCGCTATTGTAATCAAATTCGCTACAGGTAATGAAGGTTTGGCTGTACAGTATCAGTTTGATTACACCATTACTACGGGTAAGACTGTAGAAATCCGCAATGCAATGATGGGTACAGCCCCCGTATTTGAAGCAGAGTTCTATGCGGCTTTGGACGGCAATCCGATTACGCTTGTTCTGAATAAGTGTACTTCTGAAAAGCTGACTATGGCATTTAAGAATGAGGATTTTGTTATCCCAGATTTCTCGTTCTCTGCTTTCTCGGACGCAAGCGACGTTGTAGGTCATTTGTACCTGTCTGAATAAGGCTTTTCCTGCATATTCATAAATCCCTCATAAAATATGCCCTTCATTCCTATGGGAGTGGAGGGCGTATTTTTATAGTTAAAGTGAAAGGTTGGTAAATTATCATGGCAAAAAAGCAGAATGTAAAATTTAACGGTGTAGAAATTGAATTGGGTGGGGATATTTATGTTCTCCCGCCGTTGCCGATTAAGGCATTTTCTAAAGGTGACGCTTCTAAGAAAATTCAGCACATTCAGAGTGAATTTATGCAAATGAGTGGTAATGAAAATTCTTTTAATATTTCACAGGAAAGTATTTCTGACCTTGTAAGCCTTGTTACTATGGCTTTGGCTAGAAATTATCCGCAGATTAATGAGGATATTGTAGAAGAAGGTTGTAAGGATATTATGTTCTTGTTCTCCTTGTTCCAACACCTTATTACTCAGTCGGAAGAAATGAATAAACGCATTGAAGAAATGCAAAAAAACGCATTGAGGGCGTTTGTGGAGAAGAAGGAAAGCCAGAATTAAGTTGGCTTGACATTTACCCACGCATGGCGGCAAATTTTGGCTACAATGAGCAATATGTAGACGAAATGTTAGACATGGAGCGTCTTTTCGCCCATTTAGAGTATTTAAAAGACAATCCACCCGCAGGAACGCTTATTAAGGCATATTTTGAAGCACAGGCAGGGGGAAGTGGTAGTCATTCTTCCGCAGATAGATTACCCACCCCCAAGCCTAGAACCTTCAAAAATGAGGAAGATAAGCGCAATTTTGAACGAGCACAGTTAAATAATCTTTGTGCTGATTTTGGCGTGAATATTAATCAACTTCAAAAGAAACCTAAACGAAAGTTAAGGGTTTTGCCTTCACAGAGAAAGAAGGGAGGTAACTAATTATGTCTGATGTAAGTTCTTTAGGTCAGTATAAAGTTGTTGTTACAGCGGATTATTCTGTATTGCGAACCAGATTTAAGTCAATGTCAGAGTATGTAACGAGAAAAACTAAGCAAATGACTAATGAGATTAATGCGTCTATGAACGGATTAAATACGGTCATGCTTAGTCAGTTACAGACTACAGTCAATGAATTAAAAAAGGCTTTTGAGGGATTAGGTGATACTACTAGACGTAGTAGTGACGGCTTTAAATCTTATGCACAGCAAATAAAAGAAGCACAGCGAGAAGCGGAAAAAGCCCACCAACAAATACAGCGGATTAAGTCTGATATGGCAGAAGGGATTAATCCCAGAACTTCAAATACTACGGCTTTAGAAATTATGCAAAATGAATTTGATAAAGCCCGTTTGAAGGTTGATAAGCTGAAAGCCGCACAGGAAGATTTTAAAAATCGTGTTGACCAAACAGCATTATCCGCTAAAGAAATGAATAAAAACCTTGTTCAAGCAGGTAAAGACGAGCAGAATATTATGAAGCAAAATGCTCGTATGCTTGAAGGTAATATCAAGGCTAGGAACGCGCAATATTCACAGCAAGCACAGCAGATTTCCCGTTTGCAAACACAATACCGCGTTGCCTATGAAGAAATTAATAAGTATCTGCAATCTCATGCAAAAATGAGTGAAGCGGTATTTATTCGTTTACAAGGTAGAATTACCGCAATAGGCAATGAATTACGGCGTTTAGGGGCAACCCCTGTTATGGCTAATCCGCTTGAAGGTATGGACTATAAGCAATACACTAGCGGTTTTAGTAAATTGCGTGATGTGGTTGAGTCTACAAAACATCATATAACATGGATGGCAAGTGCGGCTGTTATTGCTTTGGCTGTATCTATTCCCAATGCTGTTTCTAGTGCTATTGCGTCATTTGAAGCACTACAGACCAAAATCATGCAGAACATGGAATTGGCAAAACAGTATGAAAATAATCCCCAGAAATTGCATGGTGACATGGATAAAATGGGGCAAGCCGCCAAAACTTTTGCACAGGGTTATGGTATGTCCATACAAGAAGTGCAGGAAGGTATGCAGATTATTACTAGGCGTTTTAAGGACGCGGGTACAGCTATCTATTTGACTAATATTGCATTGCAAATGTCGAAGTTGGATATGGTAGATGTAAAACAATCTGCTAAAGACTTAGAAGCGGTTATGTTACAGTTTAACATGGGAGCAAAGGACGCAAATAAATTCCTTAATGACTTCTCTGTTATCTGTCATGTTGCACGTATAAGCGGTACTGATATGCTTATGGCTTTAGAGCGTTCTGGGTCTGCTTTTAAAGCTATGAATATGGACGCAAGGGCGGCAATGGCGGCTATTGCGGCTGTTTCTACCGTTACAGGTAAAAGCGGTGCAACCATAGGTGATTCGTGGAAATCCATTCTTGCTAATATGGACTTCAAGAAAGCTACACAAGCACTTGAAACTTATAATATTAAACTGTATGATGTACAGCAAAATGGCACAAAAACTATGCGAAATGGTACGGCTGTTTTGGCTGATATTTTAAGACAGTTTAAAGAGTTGGATGATGAAGGACGCAGAAAACTAGCAACGGCGATTGCGGGCGGCAAATATCAAGTTAATAACATGATGGCTTTCCTTGCAGACGCTAGTGGTAGTTTTAACTCATTCTTAGACCAGATGAATGAGAAGTCTAGTGACGCTATGACCGCTAAATTGCTTGAAGCGTCAATGAATAACTATCAGACCAATTTGGGACAAGCAAAAGCGGCTTTTGAAAATTTTGCTATAACCATAGGTGAATTGGTATTACCCACCCTTAAAAATATGGCTTTGTTAATGACAGGCATAGGCATTTATTTACAGGAACACGCAAACGATATTTTGAATATTGTTAGTGCTTTGGGTAAATTGCTTCTTGCTTATTTAGCATTTGCAGGAGTTAGTTCTATTTTTAGAACTTTGAAAACGGTTATAAAGGAACTTACGATTGCAGAAGCAATACATTCAGCTATTATGGCAATTAAAAATGGCTTGTTTGCAATAGGTGTCCCCTTAGTTATGGCTTATAATGCGTTTGTGGCTGAAACGGGAGTAGTCGCAGGATTAGCGGCGGCGGGACAAGTTCTTCTTAATGCCGCTGTAGCCGCTTTTGAAGTTTTATTAGCACCTCTTAGCTTAACTGTTTTAGCTGTAGTTGCGGCAATTTCCGCATTAGCTGTTATTGCTTATGAAGTTTATGAAAATTGGGAAACTGTATCTAATGATTTAGCGTATATTTGGAATTTCCTTGTTGATGTTATTTCTTCTGCTATTGAATATATAATTTTGGCAATTTCTCCTTTCCTTATAACTATGTATTTGTTAGCACAGGTTGTGGAGTTTATTATAAAAGATGTTATTGCCCCGATATTTAGAACTTTAGGGGAAGTAGTAGGTTCGGTTATTACCGCTATTAATAATTGGCTGAAAGAACACGGGGTTACAACGCAAAATATTGCAAATAATATCCGTTTCATTTGGAACAATTTTATAGCATGGTTGGCAAATAATATTTCTCCTGCTTTTGCGCAATGGCTTAGTGATATGGTTGAAAAACTGTTAGCTTTTGCCAAAAAGGTTTGGCAAATTGCTAGTAGCGTTAAAAATGCTATCCGTAGTATGTTCGGTATGGCACAGAGCGCAGGAGAAAACGGCGGCGGGTTTATTGATAATATTGCTAAAAGCATAAAACAGAAACTTAGCTTTGACCTTTTGAATACCGTTGCAGACGCAAAAGCACAAATGGAGCAATCTGAATTTGCTAAAGAACACAGCTTACCGACAGGCACAACGCCTAATGGCATAAGTGGTGGCGGTGGCGGTTCTAAAGGTAAAGGCGGTAAAGGTTCTAAGGGTGGAAAAGAAGCTGACAATTCGATTGAAGCTATGTTGTATCGCTTCTTGACGAAAGACAAGAAGTTATCCCATAATCGTGCTATTGGCGAACTTGCTAACATACAGGCAATTTCTGGCTTTAATTATAATGCAGGAGAGGGAACGGATAAGCGCGGGTTGTATGGTTGGAATCAGAAACAATGGGCTGAATATGAAAAATGGCTTGCAGGTACAGGCTATAAGGATTCGGCTGTTTCCCAGATTAACTATAAGCATACCTATGCGGAAAGATACGATAAGGAAGAAAAGAAAAAATATCGTGAATACTTACAAGCAGGTTCTTCTACCCCGCAGGAATTTGCACAAGCCTATAGTGACTCTATAACCAAAATTGGCAATATTGATAAATCCATTGTTGACGCTTTGGACAAGAGATTTGCCAAAAAAAACGGTGAGGAAAATTATAGTGACCCCATGAAGGATATGTTGGAACGCTATAAAGACCTCAAAAAAGAGTTTGACAAAGAAATTGAGTCTTTGAAAACGGAACGGGCAAAAACGGGTGATAAAGTTACCGCCGAAGAACAGCTTAAATTATTTGAAAAAATAATGGGCATAGGCAACAACAAAAATCCGTTTGCTTATCTTGAACAGGCACAGAAAGATTACGAAAAACAGCTTTTAGAAGCCGCAAAATATGAAGCAAAACGGCAGGAGGATATACGGAAATCCACCGAAACGCACCTTAAAGCCCTTGAAAAAATGGCTGATGGTGAAATTGCATTTGCTGAAAAATTGGGGCTTATTAACAAGGCTGATGTTCGTAAATATAACTATGAGAAGAATGAAAGCAATTATGCAAGGCAGAAACCTATTCTGGACGCTAAATTAGGTGCTACCGTTGACTTAGAGAAAGCTACAGCAGACGAAATGTTAGCGGTTTATCAGCAACTTATTTATGCCCAGAGTGAGTTAGAAGCTAGACATTATGCTGAAAAACTTTTCTATCTTTCTCGTGATGTGGACGCTACACAAAAAGCCCTTAACGAAGAATTTAAGCTAGAAGAAACCTACCAGAATAAACGGCGTGAATTGAATGAAGAAGCGTTCCTTCACAAGAGCCGTTATGCGCTGACCTTTATTGATTCTCTTACTAAGGGAATTGAAGAAGGGTTAGAGGGTATCTTGAACCGTACTAAATCCTTTGCAGAAGCCTTTAGAGATATTTTTAAGGGCATTGTGCAGGATATTATCAAATTGTTCTCTAAAGATTTTGCGGAACGGATTAAAAAATGGATAAGTAATGCCATTTTTAAACCTAAAGAAACGGGAAATAAGGCAGGTAGCTTTATTGACCCAGACAATATCTTTGGGGGCAAGAAGGGGAAAGATAACTTTGATTTAAGTAATGGCTTGTCATTGATGGGTAGTGGCATGAAGAAAGCCAATAATCCTATTTTGCAAGCTATGGGCTTGACTCCTAACCTTGCTTCACAAGCAAAAGCAATGATTACTCCTGTTACTTATACGCTTAGAGACTCTATGCAAAATGCTATTGCAGGTATGACTAATATATCACAGCAAGGTATGTATACTATTTCTTCTGGCATACAGTCAAGTACACAAGCAATGGGAGCAACGTGGGTTACGTATAAAGATACGCAGGTAGCTGTAGACCAGATGGGGAATACGGCTATTGTCGGACAAACGCAAGCAACGGCGGCAACCGTACAGGCAACGACAGCAACTATGATGTCATGGCTTATGGCTGTATTGGCGTTGTTCTCGTTGTTCGGCGGTGGTGGCGGTGGAAGTTCTACTAGCACTTCTAGCCAGAACTTAGGACGCGCCCCAGAAAGCTATTACATGACACCTACGCCCGTATTGCAATCCACTACTTATCAAGTACCTTCAATGGATATTGGCGGTAATATTGAGCGAGATATGTTTGCATACGTGCACAAAAATGAAATGGTACTTACCCCAGAGCAAGCAGATGTTATTCGTAACACGGCTAAAAATGGAGGTACTATTAGCAATGGCAATAGCTTGAATAGCGGTGCTACTGTTAATAGTAATGTTACCGTTTCTACGGTTGATTCTAAAGGCTTTGACAGAGTTCTAAAGGATTACCAACGGCAATTATCGCGAAATGTAAAAAAAGGTATTCGCAATGGGTATCTTGACGCGAGAGGTTTAATGTAAACTTGAAGCCCTACTGATGTAATAATCGGTAGGGCTTTTTTATTTTGTGTAAACCAAAAGAGGTTTTTTTTAGTGGTATACTATGACTATAGGATTTTTTATTATGCGCGTATTATATTTAACGCGCTATTTTTTATAGGGAGGTGTAATTGTGAGTGATTTCTTATTCCCCACTTTGAGAGGATTAACATATCCGATTGGGAAAACTCCACATTGGAAAACATTGCAAAATCAGACAATAAGCGGGGTGAAAAAGTTTGTGCAACTTTACACCTATCCTTATTATGAATTTACATTAAGTTTTGATTATTTGAGTGATGAAAATAGTCAATCTGATGATATACGGACGCTTGCGGGTTTCTATAATCGTGTAGGCGGGGCAAGTGTAGATTTTTTATACGCTGACCCATTGTTTGAAGATAACACGGTGGAAATGCAGAAGTTTGCAGATACGGACGGCGAAACAAAAAAATGGCAATTAACGCATGAAGTCGGTGGATTTATTGAACCGATTTTTGGCATTTTAGAGCACCCGCAGATTTTTTCTAAAGAAGGGTCTAATGCTCCTGTAGAACTTACGGAAGGTACAGATTATGAAATTAATTCATTAGGAACGGTTACATTTGACAATGCTCCTAGTGATGGTAAAACCCTTTTTTGGTCTGGAAAATGGTATTATCGTTGTCATTTTGCACAAGACGAAGCTACCTTAGAGCAGATTTTTTTTGGTAGTTGGGCGTTGGATGAATTGACGCTTGAATCTATAAAGGTGGATTGATGAAATGAAAACGTGTTCGGATTCTTTAAAGGCACTTTTCCACCAATATAGGACAGGGGAAAAACGCACATGGTATATCGCTGATTTGTATACTATGTGGCTGAATAGTTCTGAAAGAATTGATAGCCTGTTAGGGTGGAATCCTTACAATGATGGGAACATTTTATATGCAAGTGGTCGATTTGGATTAGGTCTATATGACCCCGCAAGGTCTACGGCTGATATGGGGAAACCACTTATAAAAGCGTCTAATCCGTCAGAAGAAGTTTTTGATTGGAATGAAAACGATTGGACTATTGAATATTTTATTAGGTGGACAAGTTTCCCATTTGGATATTTAAGTGATGGTGGAACTTATTTTTCTGTAACCGATTATAATTTTATGAATCAAAGTGGTTTCAGAATGGAATCGTCTACGTTTGCTGTAATGCAAAATTTTTTGTTTTGGACGTATCTTAATGGGGAAAGAGCCGAAAGAGGAATTGCCATTTCATTAGGTACAGAAGGTACAAGCCAATATGCTAATGTACATTATGCTGTTTGCAAAAAGGGGAGAGATATTTATACTTTCTTTAATGGGAAAAGAACATCCGAGTACCATTTAGCAGATAGTGAAAAAATAGATATTCCAAGTAATGCGTATATGTATATAGACGCAAGCGCGGGGGATTGTATTATGGATGAATTTAGAATATCCTCTTGCGCTAGATATACTCAATCTTTTGATGTGACAACACAAGAATTTACACCAGATGTGAATACGTTAAGTTTATTGCATTTTAACGGTAATCTTAATGATGAAGGATTTATAGCCGACCCCCCTACAGGGATGAAAGATTTTAGAAGTGGTGAAATGTATTTATATACAGGACATGACACGGATTTAACTTGTGGTGGCAATAAATACCGTCATATTGCGATTGAACACGGTGATATAGAAGAATCACGCGGGACGGAAACCGCAACAATGGATTTAACTATAAATTATAATCCGTCTGATACAATTACGCCTAATGATGAAAGAACATGGTTTAAGGCATTAAAAGATGGCATTTTCGATAAGGCTTATGTGTCATTGGACAGATTATATTCGCCTATCCCGTGGCAATATAATATGCCTAATATCCCTATAGATTATGTGCTAAAATCACGTTTCTTTGGGCGTATGGAAGTGCAGGAAGTTAAATTAGACCATGCAAGTATTCAAATAAAATCCCCTACAGATATGTTGTCTAAAGAATTACCGCGCAATCTTATAAAACCTTCTTGTTTAAATCATTTTGGTGATTTTATGTGTCAAATTAATCCAGAAAAATATAAAGTGCATACTACAGCACAAGAAGGAAGTAGTAAGGGGATTGTAGTTGTAGACACTAATTACCTTGATGGATATTTCAATAATGGTATGATTTATAGCACAAGTGGTAAGAATAAAGGACAGTATTCTTCAATAAAGAGTTTTTCTAATCACAGGGTTATTTTGTTTAAACCGTTTACAGAGGAAGTAAATGCAGGAGATACATTTGACCTTTTATGTGGTTGTGACAAAACAATGAATACTTGCAAAAATGTATATAGAAACCTTGTCCATTTTAGAGGTTGCCCATTCTTGCCATGTAAAAATGTCCTTATGTGAGGTGAAATAGTTATGCAGAAAGAACAAGAAACATTAGAGCGTATGCGTTTGATAGAAGAAGCAAAAACATGGATTGGTACACCTTATCATTCAGAAGGTAGGGTGAAAGGCGCGGGGTGTGATTGCGGAACTTTTTTGTTAGGAGTTCTTGAAAATGCAGAACTTCTCCCTCATATTGATATACCGCATTACCCAGAAGATATAGCTTGCCATTGTGCCGTTCCTAAATATTTGATGAAGATTGAAGAATATTGCCAACGGGTAAATAACAATGACCGAAAAATAGGGGATATTCTTGTATACCAATTCCAAGGTTCAAAAGTTCCCCACCATGCGGCGTTTGTATATGACAACGAATATTTAATTCATTCTTATACACGGCAAGGGGTTATTATTAGTAATATGAGAGGGTATGAATCCTCCTTGTATGGTGTATATCGGTTAGATAGGTGGTGCAAATAAATGGGCTTTTTGTTTAAAACAAAGACAATAAGAAATAGCACCTCTAGGATTTCTGCATTTGCGGTCAATCAAGCGTCTTATGGTGTGCCGATAAAAATTGTTTTTGGTACTACTGTAGTTGCTCCTGTTCTTCTTGATTACATGGATTTTACAGCGATTGAACACGTTGAAACACAAGAAGCAGGAAAAGGCGGTGGCACAAAGTCAGAAAATGTAAGCTATACTTATACCGTTGCCGCAGACATGGCATTAGCAGAAGGAGTTTGTACAGGTGTTGGCAAAGTTTATGCTGACTCTAAAACAACAGATTTAAATGCTTTGGGGCTAACCTTCTTTAATGGATATTTAGGTGGATATGAAAAAAGAGCCAATTCTACCGCCCTTACTACCTTAAATATGTATGTGAATGGGCAACAATATCCGTGGGGGTATATGGGAACTAATCACCCAGACCATGCACTTGTTTATGGTGGTATTTGCCATGTAGCAGGTGTTTTAGATTTGGGTGAAAGTTCTTCTTTGCCAAACTTGAATTTTGAAGTTTTTGGACTTTGCACTTCCGCACAAGGACAACCCTCCAATGAAAAAATGCAACAATATGCTTATCAAAAAGAAATTGAAATATCCAATTTCCAGAGTAATAGGTTTGTTGAAGAATTTGTATTTGATTCGCTTAGTGGTGCAGGACATTGGGAAACGCTTGATTCTCGTTACTATACGATAGAACAAAGTAAAGACCAATACGGGAATGATAAAGCAGGGGTTTATACTTATAAATTCAATTTTGACGATAGAGAAGATGGCTATTATCGCCCAGACCCTACTTATATTCGCATTTATTATTATGCTATTGAAGCTAATGTATCATTTACGGCTACAGACGCTAATCCTAGTGATATTATTACCTATATTTTAGAGTCAGAAGTATTTGGCGCACAATTCCCTACAGCGTTGATAGGTGATTTGAGTGAGTATTCGGCTTATTGTAAGCAAAACAGCTTATTGATTTCTCCTTCTTATGATTCGTCAATAGCTTGTACGGATATTATCACTCAATTAATGGAGTGTACCAATAGCGAATATGTATTTAGCCAAGGCAAAGTAAAAATAATTCCTTATTGGGATAGTTTACCTGCTAATTATGCTATTACGGATAAGGATATTTTAGACCAAGATTCTGAATCAATATCCATTGAAAGAACTTCTGACGCTGATATTTATAATATTATTCCGTTGGAACATCTTTCAAGAGCAAATGACTATAACACTAACATGGTTTATGCTACTAATGAAGGGGATATTGAAATTCATGGAATAAGACAAGCGGGAACATTTACGCACCATGAAATTATGACCCCACAATTAGCGCAAGCCGTTGCACAAGTTATTTTACAGAAACAGTTGTATAACCGTAATAAGTATACAATAAGAGTAGGGCAAGAATTTATTTTGCTTGAACCTATGGACGCTTGTACCCTTGAATGTGAATTAGCAGGAATGGGGCTTACTACGGTTCGTGTTGTATCTATAAAGGAAAACGCAGACGATTTTTCTTTAGACATTACATTTGAGGATAATTTTTCTGGGACTCTAACCGCCCCAGATTATGCGGTTCAAATACCAGAAAGAGCCGTTCCAATAACAAATGTAGAGCCTAGCAATGTAAATTATCCTATGATTTTTGAATTGCCTTATGCTTTGTCGAAAAGTGCAAATAAACTTGATGTGTGGATTTATGCAAGTGGACAAAATTCATATTGGGGTGGTTGCAATGTTTGGGTTTCAGAAGATAATAATACTTATCAGCAAATTGGCGTGATAAGCAATTCTGCAACGCAAGGGCAATTAGCGTCTGATTTGCCTATAGGTACTGACCCAGATACTACAAATGAACCGCTTGTCAAAATGCTTGCAGGTGAATTGAAATCTACGACGCAAGACGGTGCGGATTCCTTTGTAAATCTGTCATATGTTGATGGTGAATTTATTTCTTATCAAACGGCAGAATTGGTAGGAACGGGAACATATAAACTTTCATATATTCGTAGAGGTTTGTACGGTTCTGAAATTAAAAATCATAGTTTGGGCGCATACATTGTAAAATGTGATAAAACGAGATTGAGTTATAACTTTAGTGTAGATAATATTGGAAAAACATATTATGTGAAGTTTACTTCATTCAATATTTTTGGCACTAATACACAGTCGCTTAGTGATGTTGAACCGTATGAATTTACGGTTCGCGGTATCGCTTTGAATTATCCACCTAACCCCATAAATAATGAAACACTTATGACCTATTACACGGATAATAAATTATTTGTTGAATGGGGGGCTGTATATGACGAAAGAAATATCTATTATGAAATTCGTAAAGGTAGTAGTTGGAATAATTCTGTAGTAGTAGGTAAAACTGATAGTACAAAATTTCAGTTTACCTCTAGCGGTACTTATTGGATTGCTACAGCTTTTGACGGAACAGATAAAACATATTATGCTTCTCCTGTTAGCGTCAATGTTGAATATACGATTGTAGGCGAAATTATAGGAAGTAATGAAGAATCTATAGATTTATGGATTGGTACTTGTAATGATACGGTAGTTATTCCGTAAGGGGGTTAATAAAATGGCTTTTCTTAAATTGTATAATAACAATCCTACTGATGGCGGTACGGATGGTAATGCGGTTTCGGAAGGTGGCGCAGGGACTAATCCCGTTGCTGTTTCGTTGGATGGTTCTATTAGCGAAAACACTACTGTAAAATTGGCTTTGCGGTGTGATTCTGGGTATCAGACCAGAGGGAATACAACCATTACAGCAATAGGAACAACAACGGGATATTGGTCTTTTTGCGCTACCTCTGATGGTACTTTCACAAGCGCATTAACGATTTCAGATACTATTGGTGCAACCAATAAATGTTTTTATGTGAAAGCGTCAAGTTCTACGACAGAAACGCCTGTTATTGATACAAGCGTTTCGATACAGGTGGTTGCAAAAGTTGAAGTTGTAGAATAAAAGAAGGTGTTTATTATGGGATATAAATATTTAAACACTTGTTATCCAGAATTATTTGATTCAGCGGTAGGGTATACTATTCAAAATAATGCTATTAGAAATCGTGAATCACACGTTACTTCTACATTAACGAATGTAATTTCAAGAAAAACATCAACAACTTCTTTATATCTTAAATTTACGGTAGCTACAAATTTAAGTTCTACTACTAACCGCGAAATATGTTACATAAGAACCTCAGATACAAATAAAACTTTAGTAATTAAAGAAAATTCTACACAAATTATAGTAACAGACGAGAAAACAACTTTTAGTGAAACGGTTACTGTACCCTCGAAATCGACAACTTTTCCTTCTGCTAATCATCAACGTGATTTATTTATTCATTTTGATACAGTTCAAAATGTTGCGGATATATATGCTGATGGTATTTTGTATGGTTCTGTCACTTGTGGAAATAGCGGGGAAACGATAAAAGAGGTTTTATTAGGAGCTTTAAATGGTGGTGCATGGACTCAATATTATGTGTATATAAACAATGTAATAATTTCTGATACAGAATTTTCTCCTTTAGAATCTGTAACAGAAATAACTCCTACACTTACTTCAAATGATTGGACGATAACAGATGGAGTAGCGTCTACAGATACTTTAGGCGATTCTATGACTATTACAGCCACGCCATCATCTATTGATGAAACAAGAAAAACCGTAACGGGGTATACAATTCCTTTATTAAATTGTATACCAACCACTACAATTAATTCTCTTAATATAACCCAAGGTACGGTTACAAAAAACGTAAAACTTCCATTAGACGCTAGTACAGAATCCGATAGCTTTACTGTTTCTCAATTAGCGGATATTTCTGCAACGGTAATAGCAAGTTCTACTTTATAAATAGGGGGCAAATATGAATAATACAGGATTATGCTTTAATGGCACAAATTCATATTGTGAAATCCCTATTTCAGTCACAAGTGCAACATCATGGAAAGTAACTATTACCTTTATTGCATATTCTACTTCTAGCGGTAGTCAAATATATAATCAACCATGTATATTTGGCTTTGATAGTGGTGGGTATAAATCACGGGATTTCCATATAGATATAAAAGCAGGAAATTTATTTATTTTTAGTGGGCTATCTGGCACAAATAATGCGTCACAGCTAGTTTATGGTACATTAACTAATGGTAGTGGCGATTTTGGTTGGGACACTCAAAAATATGTTTCTGATAAGGCTTTTCATGTTGTTGAGGTTGAAGTATCATATACAGAAAAAAAATTATCCGTATACCTTGACAATGAATATCTGGGTTATCTGAATATAGTCACTACAATCAATTCAAGCGTTCTTTATTTAGGTGCTTCATATACAGGTGAAAAAAAATATGCTAAATTTGATTTGTTTGAATTTGAATTAAATGTTGACGGGAATTTAGCTGTAAAATATCTTCCTACTGAAACGGCGGTTACAACAAAATCCTTAACAGATAGTTCTGGGAATAATCGAAATGGTGTTTTGAATGGAGATTTTTCAGTTTCAGTTGTAGATAATGACGAATTAACAATAACTCCTAAATTACTTGTAACTACAGTTCCACAAAAAGCTAGTGTAACCCCTAAATTATTCGTAACCACAGTTCCATATTCTACAACAGTAACAGTTAATAGCGACACTAAACGTAGTATTCATGTTGAAGAAACAGCAGAATTTGATACAGAACGTGAAGTAACAGATGGTGTAACTACAGTCACTTTGCAGACAGATACAAAACGCAAAGTATTTGTTGAATATACAATAAATGCAGATACATCACGAATTATAAAAACATATAGCTATTTGTATTTCAATACAGAAAGAACGGTATCAAATGCAAGCAAGGTTGAACCTAGTATTACAAATACTTATCATAATGTATTGACGTTAGCACCATTGTATGAAACAGATTTTAGTAAAGGCGTAAAATCAGAAGGTACATATCAAATTCCTACTGAACATCAAATTATTAATAATGCGGGAAGTATGGCATATATTGATGTTGATATTGACGCAGAAACATTTAATGTTTCACAATGGATAGATTCAGTAAGCGATTTTGATGATATTATCAATTTTGATGGCGGTGATGTGGGAAATTGTGTAACTATAACCCCTTATGTTCGTACTTCTGATGATGGTACTACGTTTGGGAATTGGCAATATCTTTATAGTGGTTCACAGTATAAAGGCAAATACTATGACTTTAAGCTAAAATTAAGCACAACCAACTATAACATAACGCCCGTTGTAAAGAAGTTTGGCTACACAGTACATAGTTAAGGAGTGTCGAATTATGCAAAACTCAATTTTAATACAAAATGGTACAGGCGCGGAAGTAAGAACACAAATAAATAATGCGCTCCAAACCATTGTTACGGATTTTGCAGGAGGTCTTGACCCTGCTACAATGAATCCCAATAATGCTTATCCATTTTGTACATGGCTTGATACAGGGAATAATCTATTAAAGCGCAGAAATGCGAATAATACTTTATGGATAGATATAGGAACAATAGACTCTAATGGGAAGGTTCTTTTATTCGGCGTATATGGACAACGCGGAACGGTAACAATAACGGCTGATACTACACTTACAAACGACCATTCAAATAAATTGTTAGTTGTTAATACTACTAGCAATGTTACTTTAACAATGCCCCAAGAACCTACCCCGTATATGACCTTCAAAGTATTTAATAAGGGTGAAGGAACAGTAACATTGGCTTATGGTACTTTTTACGGGGCTACAGGGGCTACTACAAATATTGCGTTATCTCAAAATCAGAGTGTAGAATTACATTCTGATGGCGTAGCTTTTTATAGTATTTAAGAGGGTGGTTAAATTGCAAGATGTAGAAAAAGTGCTATTGTCTATTATCCCTACGCGAATAGAAGTAATCTGGGGAACGATAACAGGGGGGGTTGGCACAATGATTACTTTTTTATTTGGCGTGTGGAATGACGCATTAACAGCACTTGCCATGTTTATTTTTATCGACTACATAACAGGAGTCATGGCGGCTTATATTCGCCCTAAGAAAAAGTTGTCAAGTAAAAAGGGGTTTATCGGTATTTTGAAAAAATTAGCGGTATTAACTTCTGTAGTGTTCGCGCATGGTATTGACCTTGCTGTAGGGCAAAATGTTTTTGCTACACTTGTAACTTATTCACTTTTGGGAAATGAAGGGCTTTCCATAATTGAGAATTTAAGCTATTGCGGTGTACCAATTCCCGTTAGCGTAAAACGGAAGTTGGAGCAATATACTTGCGAGAAAGAAAAAAGGTGAAGTCAAATGTTTCAGATTTCTAAAAATAACATTAAGCTGATTCGTGGTGACACAGGGGAAGTTGAATTAGCTTTGACCCTTGATGATGAAGAAAAAACTGTAGTTGAACCAGAAGCGTATGAAGCTGTATTTACATTGAAAAAGAATGTAGACGATATAGCTTTTATTATGCAGAAAACTTTTGCTGACGGTAAAATCACTTTCACCCACGAAGATACTAACAATCTTCCATATGGAGTGTACACCTATGATGTGCAAGTGAAAGTTCTTGAAGATGGTTCAATCCATACAATAGGACAGCACTCCTTTGTTATTTTGGCTGATGTAACAAGGGAGTGAGTAAAATATGGATATGACATTGAATATAACATCTAAACAGATTGTCGGTGTATTGACAAGCGTTGCAAGTGCAAAAAAACCACAGGATATTGAAGTCACTCCTAGTAGTGAAGATGTAACCATTACCGCTGATGAAGGGTATTATATTCGTAGTGTAACCGTAAAGGCTGTATCTTCTACAGGAGAAGAAACGGGAGGTACAAGCGAAAATGACGATAACGGAGCAGATAGCGGAAATTAAAGTTAAATATCCCGAAGCGTGGGCGTATATTCAAGAAATGCTTGATAATAAAAGGATGGAGGGGGAACGAGAAGCGTTTTCCTCTGCCATCCCTAAATTTGATGATAATGACGAATGGATTAAGGGGGACACGGATAATGATTAGGGGAATTGATGTTTCTGAAAATAATGGGTATGTAGATTGGCAAGCCGTTGCAGACGCAGGAATAAAATTTGCCATTGTCCGTAGTTCTTATGGAAGAAACAGCCGTGATGAAAACTTTTTACAGAATGTTGCGGGAGCGCATGAAGTTGGATTGAAATGTGGAGCGTATCATTACAGCTATGCACTTTCGCCCCGTGACGCTTACAGAGAAGCGCAGAATTGTAAACAGACGATTGATGAAGCGGGAGTGCTCCTAGAGTTGCCTGTATTTTTCGATATGGAGGACGCAGACCATTATAAGGTTTCGCATGGATTTGATTTTTCACGGGAAAACATCACAGAGATTTGCCGTGTGTTCTTAAAAGAAATCAAACCTTTGGATTGCGGTGTGTATGCGTCTTATTCATGGTTGGAAAATTATATTAATTGGCAGGACTTAGGGTGCGCGGTCTGGAACGCGCAATGGAGTGCCCACGACGATTTACAGGGGTATATGTGGCAATATACGGATTCCCTTAATATCGGCGGCAAATTTTTTGACGGCAATCTTCTGTATCTTGATGAAATTTGAGTTGACATGGCTATTCTTATTTTTATAAAATAAAAATGTGCTACTTTTGGTTTGGTTTGGTCTATCATACATACCTCCTTTCTGAAATATAGTGACTCGGCAGGAAGAAGCCCCCTTGCGAAAATATACTTGCAAGGGGGCTTTTTCTATTATATAATATAGGTATCTGAAAAGCATTTGAAGGCTTTTATACGGCGCGAATTGTTTAGCACTTGTGCACAGGTGCGAAAACGGGATTCGCGCCTAATTTATTATGTAAAAACATCTTGCGTTATTCCCTCTTATTTTTTTATAATATGTATGGACACAAATTCATCCATGATGAAATATGGAAATAGCAACCCATCCTGCTAGTAAAATCATGGTTGGGAGTCGCTACACTAACGTAGCAATAAGTATGAGATAGCCCAGACGGTTATGCTTCTCATGGCTTATTACTTTTTACATAAAAGGTGCTCTTAACGAGGGAGTGCCTTTTATGTTTCCGAAAACCCCTATCCAATGCCGCGATAGGGGTTTTTGTTGTTTAATATATATTGTATAAAATTATTTTGGTTTTATTGTTTCTATATATAGGGTGAATATCTAAAATAGAACAATCGTTCAAGAAAAGTGCACAATCAGCCAAGAAAATTGAATAAACGCTTGACTTTGTTTAACAAGTGTGGTAACATCTTAGGCAGTTAAGAGTTTCTAAGCGGAAATGAAAGGAAGTGAAACTGAATGAAATATGATTACTCTAAGCTGATAGGGCGTATCATTGAAAAATATGGTACGCGGAAAAATTTTGCAAAAGCAATGAAGGTAAGCCCAGAAACATTGTCAAAAAGATTGTCTGGGAAAAGGGATTTTAGCCGTGATGAAATATATAATATTGCAAGTTTGCTAGAAATCCCGTTTTCTGATTTAGAGCCGTATTTTTTTGCGTCAAAAGTTAAACAGGGGTAAGATATGTTGAAGTTGATTGATGGCACGAAAAAAGAACCATACTTTACAAATGCACAGTTAGCGGAAAAACATTATGACATGGCTATGCCTTGTTTATATAATTACGCTATGACAAAAGATAGATGGGCTTTGCGTAAAGGTGTTTATAACATGGTACGCTATTCTATTTATCGTTATCACAGCATAAAGCTAGACGGGCTGACTATGGGATATAAGTCAATGTTTGGAATCCTAGAGAGTGCTAAGTATTTCTTATCTACTCTAACCCCCAGAGAACTTATGACGGATTTCCCCGTTACAAAAACATATGATGGAGTAAGGTATGAATGTGCTGATTATTATTCCACCATAGAGAAATTCAAGAATTTGGATTTAGATAAGCCGTTGGAGAAGCAAACTACAGATATAGTAGAAATTCTTTGGGGGTATCAAAATACACAAATTGCAATACTTTTAGCCTCTTTATTCTGCACAGTATCAAAAATTCAGCAAGCAGAAGGGGGAGAAGATTTATTTACAGGTTTCTGCAAGGCAAGAGGATTAAAACCGCCAGAAACAATTAAAATCTACAAAAATGAAAAAGGTAAGCTGTACACAATAGACAGCAAAGGCAAGTCTAAGCCTATTCGTAAAAATATTCCCCGTTATATGAGGATAGTAAAATAAAAGGAGGATATAAAGGTGACATTCAGAGAGAGAGTCAATGAAAGCAGAGCAAGGGGAAAAGAGAAAGAGGAAATCATTAAAGATTTTCTTGCCGTATTATCTGGTGTGCTTTTAGTATTTATGATGTTTGTATTTTTGTATTTGCTTACTTAAAGGAGGGTAGGAGAATGAAAATGACCGATTGGGAGGATGTAAGGGAAATTGCGTACACGAAAAAAGATAACCACTTGTTACCATTTTTTTCCCCGTGGGCATGGAGGATGGCAACCGTAGTTATCTTTTTATTGGGGGTGGCATTGGGTGTAGGTATAGCGGTCTACACACTTTCAATTAGAGGGCTTCTCTGATTGATTGAGCAAGGAATCGAACACGGCGCAAGAATTTGAGGGCTTATAACAAACTCTTGCGCGAAGTGAAAGGAATAGTGTCACATGAAAGACACTACCCGTATTTTACCTAAATAAATGCGGTAGTGTCAAGGAGGTTATATGGATATTAATGGAATAGACTTCAATAAGGTACACAAACGCATAATCCTTGACAGCGTTGGGGATTTAAGTAAAGCCCCTAGTTGGATAATGGAGATAGTCGATAAGGAAAAAGAAGAAAATAATAAGCTGATTGATATTAATGGGTACGTGATGGAAACGGAAGATGGGTTTATTGTTTATGAAGTTTTTGCTTTGTGTTTCGCGCATACGTTTTCTACCATGAATATTTATAAAGCTGTTAAATGGCATACTTCTGGATTGGTGATTGAGAATGAAACGGAAATTGATAAAGTGTGGGTTTCACTTGATGAATTGAAATTATATATGGAAAAAATAAAGGAGGTAAATTTTAGTGGGTGACATGACAATTCATAACATTGGTAAGGAGTTTTATAGCCTTATTGAGAAGTACGAAAATGGGGAACTATCACAAGAACAGTTTGCTGACTCCTTGATGAAGGTTGAAGAAAACAAAATTGAAAAATGTGGTAATGCAATTTGTTATCTCAATATGTTAAAACATAATATTGAGAACATGAAAGCAGAGGAAAAACGCATTAATACTATGCGGAAATCCCTTGAAAGCAGAACAAAAAACATTGAAGAAACATTCACCTATGTTTTGAGCAGGATGGGTGATAAAGAGGTAATTACGAGATACGGCATAATGAAAATTCGTAAAAACCCACCTAGCGTTGTGATTGATGATGAAACGAAAATACCTGCAAAATACACTACGCAGAAAATAACAATAACCCCAGATAAGACCAAAATCAAAAAGGCTATTCAAAATGGGGAGAAGGTTGAAGGGGCAAGACTTGAACAGGGTGAAAAGTTGGTGTACTAAAGAAAGGTCGGTATATTATGGCACTATGTATACTTGTTTATGGTGAATCTGGGGCAGGTAAAACAACAAGCGCAAGAAATTTAGACGCAGACAGGACATTTATTATTGACGCTGACCGCAAGGGATTGAATTGGAAGGGTTGGCGCAAACAGTACAACGGCGAAAAACAGAATTATGTACAATCTTCTGATGTGGACGTGATTAAAGCCATCTATCAAAAAATTGATAAAGAGTGGGCTAATAAATATGACAATCTTATCATTGACGGGCTTTCAACAATTATGGTTGATGATGAAATGGCACGAGCAAAGGAACGCGGATTTGATAAATTTGTTGATTTGGCACAATGTATTTGGGATATTGTATCGACAGCCCATCTTCTTAGGGATAATCTAAATGTTGTATTTATCGGTCATTCAGAGACAATCCGTGATGATTCTGGTAACTCATGGACGCATATTAAAACAGGTGGACGCAAGCTAGATAAAATCGTATTGGAAAGCAAGTTCAGTACAGTTCTTTGGGCAAAGGCTATTGATGGTGACTATGTTTTTGAAACACGGGCAGACCATTCTACAGCCAAAACCCCTATGGGATGTTTTACGGAAAAGTGTATTCCTAACGATTTACAAGCGGTCATAAAAGCATTGAGAGAATATGAAGAAGGGTAAAGGAGGTAAACATAATGGGTTTATCAAGGTTAGAGCAAGAAGTTGTTATCCGTTTCAATGCGGAAGAAGATTTCATGGAGGTATATACGGCTTACCCGCCACTTATGCGGAAACTTAACGGGCAACCCGCATATACCAAAATCCATGAGGATAAATTTGAGGGGGAAGTTATTGCAATGACCTTCAAGGCAGATAAGAAGTTGTTGACCTTGCGAACCAAAAGAAATACAAGGGAAATGACAGAGGAAGAACGTAAGGCGGCAGGAGAAAGATTAAAGAAAGCCCGTTCTAGTCGCGCAAGTATTGATTAGTATAATAAAACTCTTTGTGTAGGTCGCAAGGGGTATAGTTATATACCCCTGCATATAAAATGTCATTTTCTATTTATACGACAATAGGAGGAAAAGCAAATGATTAATCTGGACGCAAATTGGAAGAACATTAAGGGTGATGATGGTAGCTTCAAGACGCTCCCCGCAGGGGTTTACAAGTGTGTTATAAAACAGGCGGCTGTAAAACAGTCTAAAAAGGGCAAGGAAATGTTGGTGATTTGCTTTGACATTGCCGACAATGGCGAATACAACGGCTATTTCATGGATTTGTACGCTAAACGGCATGAAGAAGCGGTAGCAAAGGGCGAACAGGCTAAGTACCCCAACAATGGCTGTTATTATCAGCTTACACAGGGTGAATTTCTCCCGCGCTTCAAGTACATCATTGATTGCATTGAGGAATCCAACGGCGGGTACATCTTTACGGGTGATGAAAAGAGCCTTGTAGGTAAGGTGTTCGGCGCGGTTATGCGTGAAGAAGAATACGAGAGTCAGCGGGATGGGTCGATTAAGACCACCGTTAAATGTGACCGCATTGTTCCCGTAAGCAAAATCGAAACTACGAAAGTTCCAGAGTGCAAGAAGCTGAAAACCACTTCTACGGCAAATGGTTCTTCTCCAATGGATAATGTAGAAATCCCATTTTGACCTTTTGACTAATTAATGCAAGCCCATTCCATAGTAATTTGCTATGGGGTGGGCTTATTTTATTTTGTTTATTTTATGATACGATTGTGCAATATCAAATAAATTTGTTTAATTAAAAATAAATTTGAATTTTGTAGTTGACAAAATAGGGGTAAATTAGTATAATGGGCTTATGAATTAGAGATAAGGGGGTGAAAAAAATGACCGATACGGATAAGTTCAAAATTGCCATGATAAAGGCAGGTGTAACCACAAAAACAATCATGGAAGAATTGAACATCACAAGGAGTGCTTTGTGGAACAAAATGCACAACAAAAGCGACTTCCGACAATTAGAGTTGAATAAGCTGTTTGACCTGCTGAACTTGAAAACGTGGGAAGAACGCCAGAGCGTTTTTTTTGCAGACAGGGTTGAATGTGATTCAACAAAGTAAAAAAAGAATGGGGGAGTGTATATTGGCATGATTGAACATGGCACGATTGAGCAAAAGAGAGTAGTCAAGGGTGTATGGATTCCTATTGAGATATGGGAAAATGAAAATCTTAGTATTCAAGAAAAAGTAGTTCTTGCTGAAATTGATAGCTTTTGTAACCATTGTGAAAGCTGTTATGCAAGTAACGAGCACTTTGCTAATTTTATAGGTGTCGGAACTAGACGGATTCAAAAGATTCTTAAATCGCTAGAGGATAAGAACCTTGTTGAAAGGGAGGTTATTTACAAGAAAGGCACTAAAGAGATTGAAAAAAGGTTTTTACGAGTTCGCTACCCCTCCTGTCCAAAAGTTCGTGGGGGTGGTGAAGAAAAGTTCGTGGGGGGTGGTGTCCAAAAGTTCGCAGATAATAATACATCTATGAATAATACATTGAATAATAATAATATATATGGGCAAAATGCAAAAAACGAACAATCTAAAAAGCGCAAAGTCTTTATTCCTCCTTCTCTTGAAGAAGTCGAAGCCTATATCACAGAAAAGCAATTAAACATAAATCCCAAAACATTCTGGGATTACTACGAGTCTGCTGATTGGCACGATAGCAAGGGCAAGGCAATAAGAAGTTGGAAACAAAAGTGTTTAATGTGGGTGAACTATAACAAAGATAAGCAGGTAGAAAAACCTGCTCCCTCTAAGAGTAAGGTTGATTGGAGCGTTTTTGATGGCTGATATTCACGAATACCAAAAACAGTATGAGGAACAGAAACATCAAGCTATAGAAGCCCTCCAAAGTAATTGCGCTTTCTTAGGGATTGAATATACCCCAGAGCGTGAACAGGAGGTATGGGCAATAACTGAAGCGGCAGAAATTAAAGACGCTTGTCTGCATTGCCCGTACACGGTGGATAATTGCTATAAGTGTGGGCATATCCGCTATGCAGGATTCAAGCCTTATACGGAGGAATGTGTAAAATTCAAAAAGTATATTGCTCGTAATGAAATTCAAGAGTATTTAAAAGTAAGCGGTATGGGCAAGCGGTTCTTAGATAAAACCTTTGAGAATTTTGAAGTTACAGAACCGACACAAAAGGCTTTTGACGCTTGTATGACCTTCTGTAAAGAGTATCTTTTGGATGATAAGATACGGGGAATAAAGTTGTTTGGCAATTACGGGTGCGGGAAAACTCATTTAATGTCAGCGGTTATTCATAAATTAGCTGAATATCATAAAGCCGCGTTCTTTGTAGTTGTGCCAGACCTCTTAAAAGAAATCAGACAGGGATTCGGACAAGGGGGGTATTCGTCAGAATTAATAAAGAAAGTGGAGATTGCACCAATTCTAATTCTTGATGATTTAGGAGCAGAGAAATCTTCTGAATGGGTAAGAGAGCAACTATATGTAATCATTAATCAAAGATATATCAATATGTTGCCAACTCTTGTTACAACGAATTGTACGACAGAAGAATTGATGGAGCGATTGGGGGAAAGAACAGTAAGCCGTCTTATTGAAATGACTGATTCATACAAGATTACGGCTGACGATTACCGATTAAAAAAATAAGGGGAAAATCCAATGGAATTGTCGGACAAAGGAACAGAAGAAAACGTATTAGCATTGATAATGAACGCTAAAAGCCGTGAAACGGTATCTGATGTGTTCGCAAAGATTGACCCAGATTTGTTCTTCTTTGAACCGCACAGAAAACTTTATAACCTTCTTTTTGATTGTTATATGGGAGGGGAGGAAACAACTTATTTCTCTGTAAGGAATAAGCACCAACGGCAACTAGACGAAATAGCGCAAGAATTAAAAGAAGGTATTGTAACAATCGGTTTAGGTTTTAACAATATAGACTATGCGAATGAGTACCTAGAGCAATCCGAAGATGTAATAGGAATATTGGCTGACAGATTGAAAGCCAAAAAGAAAATGCGTGATTTGCACGAGATACAAATGCGAATAGCCAATGGGTTAGAGCAGGAAGAACCACCAGATAACACTTATGAAGCTATTGAGAACCTTCTTTTGAAAAACCATAATTCAAGTGCTAACCGTTCTTATCTTTCGCCTAAAGAAATGGCGTTGATGATGGTAAATTCGGCGGCTGAACGTATGGATAAACAAAAGAGGGAAAACGATATAATCTATACTTCATATGAGAAGTTTAATAAAAAATCTGGGGGGTTGGAAAGGGGAAATTTGGTAATTCTTTCGGCGGGAAGTGGTGTAGGTAAATCGGCGTTGGCATTAAACCTTATTCGTGATGTTTCGTTTATTGGGGGGAAATCTTCTGTATACCTTAATAGCGAAATGACCGATAGCCAACAAGCAAGACGCTATGACGCACTTCTTTGTAAGGTTTCACATAAAGCGATTAGAAGCGGTGAAATCTCAATGGAAGAATACAATAGTATTTTAAAAGTGGCAGATTCATTTGCAGGGAAACAAATTCATACCGTAACTATTCCAGATATGAAATTATCACAAGTATTGGCTGAATTGAAACGCATGAAAGCAAAAGCGAATATTGATTTTGCCGTAGTTGATTACATAGGCAGAATGGATTTTTCTAAGAATAAGAATGACCTTTCAGAGTGGCAATTAATGGAGCAATCGGCTAGAGAATTGAAAAACATTGCGCTTGAATTAGATATTGTTGTCGTGATGGTAGCGCAAATGTCTAGCAATGGACAGACTCTTGCAAAAGGTTCTTCAATGAAAAATGAATGTGACTTGTGGATTAACTTAAAGCGTGTAGAAGAAAGCGATTACAAGGAATACTTTGATAATAATGGTGTGGGTTTGGATAAATGGTGGAATGTGCTTTTGGATTTTAAGAAAGCTAGAAGCGCAGAATTTGGGTCTAAAATTCCAATGCACTTTTATGGTGACGAATTACTTTTTACAGACAATGAGGAAGAAGCAAAACATTTTATGTACTTAGAAAAAAAACAGGAGGAATATGTAGATGGGCGCGGCGCGGAAAAGGGCTAGAAATTCGCGAAAGACAAAAGAAAAGGCACAGTTGCGGGAACAGCAATACGATATTGAGGTTTATAAAAACATCAATTCTGTAACGGAAATCCTTAAACGCTGTGAACCGCAATTTAAGGCTGATATTACGGAGAATGTTATTCGTCAGATGTTTGCTATGTCCTTTATGGCATTACATGATGTATACGGTTTTGGCAAAATTAAAATTATGCGGTGGTACAAAAAGATGTTATCCCTAAACCATGAATTGATAGAAAATGGCGGGGATAAACCATTAGATACCTTGCTAACAGCTTTGAAAGACGATTATAAATTTGATGTTGATAAAGCAATGGTTGAAATCAACAAAGAGTTTGACCGTGAAATTGAAGAAAAGAAAAAGGCGGCGATTTGATGTTATATGCGGTAGATTTGACGATTGAAGCAGAAAAAACATTGATTGTTGAAGCTGACAGCAAGGCAGAAGCGGCAAGGATAGCCAGACGGCAAGAGTTGGGGCGCAAGCATTTGTTGGAAGAAGGAGAGTTTATTGTTATTTGTTGCACAAATGGAACACGAGAGTTGAAAGGGAGTGCGAAATGAAAAAATCATATAGCATATTTCTTGAATATGTAAGGGATGATTGTATGACCGTTTTGGCTAATAACTGTGATGAAGCAATGGCACTTGCAGAGGAACGAGCCGAAAAGAATTTACATGAAGGTGAAATCGTTAGAGTTGTGGGCTTTGCATTAGACGCAGAAAGTGAGATTTAAAAACGCAAAGGGTATACCGATATATGGGCAAGCATTTAGACATGGCTGAAATGGGCTTTGTTATCGAGCACAAATGAAAATTATGGGGGTTATGAACATGATTGACAATGAAGTTATGAGCGTAGACGAAATTAAAGCGGTTGAACGAGTGGATAAGGATTTGCGTAAAGCCGCAAAGGAATTAGGCGAAAGCCAAGCTAGATATTTGGTAGACGCTTATTATCGTGAACAGGGTGAACGTATCGCGGCAGATAATATGGTTCGTGCCGCCAAAGAAGCGGGAGAACCTACAGAAGTTGTAGAGTTTATTGCAGAACAGCATAGAACCAATGAGAAATCTATTAAATCTATGCTGAATACTTACACTTCCCAGAGTGAATTGGGGAAATGGTGCAAAAGCATTTGTGGTGTCGGTGAAGTTATTACCGCAGGTCTTATGGCACATATCAACATTCAAAAGGCACAGACGGCGGGGGCTATCTGGCGGTTTGCAGGACTTGACCCTACGCTTGAATGGGGTAAAGGGCAGAAACGCCCCTTCAATGCAAAATTGAAACGCTTGTGCTTTATTATTGGTCAGTCATTCATCAAGGTTCAAAATCGCGAAAAAGATGTTTACGGGCATATTTTTGCAGAGCGTAAAGCGTTTGAGCAGAAAATGAATGAAGAAGGTATGTATGCAGAACAGGCTAAAGCTAAATTGGAAAAGTTCAATATCGGCAAAAGTACAGAAGCCTATAAATGGTATTCCAAAGGTATGCTCCCGCCCGCGCATATCAATATGAGGGCGGCGCGTTATGCGGTAAAGATTTTCCTTTCCCATTATTTTGAAGTCGCTTACGAACTTGAATACGATAAACGCGCCCCAGAGATTTATGCAATCGCAATTCTGCAACACGCGCATAAAATTGATGTTCCGAATTGGACGCATAAGCCTATTAAACCATGAAAATAGATAGTTATAAGTAATCTGAGTGAACCATATAACCAGATTTTACAAGTAATTAGAGTGAATCATATAGTCATATTTTACAACGTATATGAATGAAACAATAAGGCAGATTTTACACTATTTAAGATTGAGTCTTGATATAGGATTCTACAAAATAGATAGAACGAACCGTATTCATGGATTTTTTAATATATGTGAGTGAACCTATACAATGGATTTCCCATTAAATGTGAGTGAATTATATTCGAGGATTTTTCAATATATACGAATGAACCAATGTTCAAGGATTTTTTAAGATGTTTGAGTGAGCCAAAGAGGACGAATTTCCTGCTGAAAATGAGTGAATTATGGTAAGCGATTTTTCTAAAGAATTGAATGAGTCATGCTAGAGGTTTTTACATTATAGTGGAACGAACCGAAATAACGGATTATACGGTAGATAAGAGTGAATCAATATTATAGATTTTACAGAAATTAGGAATGAGACATAAAATGAGATTTTACTTACAGCCTAGATTGAACCGTCTGGGGATAAAACCAACAGAAAAGATTATACATTTCCCTAGAATGAATCAAATATGTATATTTTACTTATTATACGAATGAATTAAATCCACAGATTTTACATATTATACGAATGAATCATTGTTAAATATTTTTCATAGGGTATGAATGAAACAAGAGACTTGTATTTTTCAATGAATATGATTGAATCATTTTATAAGATTTTTCAGCAAGAATAAGTGAAACATTGTAGGCGATTTTTCGTGATTGAATGATTGAGTCAATATCTAAGATTTTACATACTTCCAGAATGAATTAATCAATATCTAAGATTTTACATAATTCCAGAATGAATCAGCATATTCGATAATACAAGTGCTGTGAATGAAACATTTATGTTGATTACACATGGATAGAGATTGAAACGATAGAATGGTTTTTACATGGTGTCAGATTGAATTATTAAGGTGGATTTTTCGTAAAAAACGAATGAAACAAGGAAGAATAATTTTTCAAGGTCATAGATTGAACTAACTCATAAGATTATACACTATAAGTGAGTGAGCCAACATTCTTTGATTATTCAAAAAGGAAAAGCGATTTTATTTATTAAAGGAGTCTTTATTAATGGAATTTAATAACTTGAAAGAAGAAGCATTTAAACAGGTTGAACAGCGTTGTAAATTGAGTGAGTGGTATAACAAAGGATTAAAGGACGGATATGTTGAAGGGTATGAAACGGCAATCAAACATACGCAGAAGGTTATTTCTAAGTATAATCTGGGCAACGGAAAAGACGAAGAAAAAGATTTAATCCCCGCTTTCAAATTCATGGGTGACTCTATGAGGTCGCTTATTGATAAGATTGTTGAAGAATGTGGGGAAGTTGTAGAAGCATGGAATGACGGCGAAACAAAAGACCGTGTAGCAGAGGAAATTGGGGACGTTCAGTTAGCTTGTGAAACCGCTTTAGCAGGGTTAGGCTATCACGAAAAAGAACGGCGTGGAGTTCGTTTGAAAAACATCAAGAAAAATAAGGATAGGGGGTATTATTGTGACAAAGTATCAGCAGACAATGTGGAATAAGGCAAGAAACCGTTGGTACGCACTTTCTTTAATATTAGGTGGGTCTGATGAAACAACAAAAGTTATAAATGTTGCTATGCAAGCAGGATTTTCTAGTACAGACGCTATGAGAACATATTTTCTTAGATGGGGTGATAAGATGGTTGAAGCCTATGGGAAATTGCCATATCGAATGTTAAACTCAAAAGCCTATATTAAATATATGGAGTTGACAGATTAATGAGCGAATATTATATGGGGCTTTTCATTGGTGCGGGGATAGGCTATTGCCTTGCACTTGTGACATTGTTGGCTATATGGACTTTATGTGTGATTGCTAAAAGAAGTAAATGAGGGGCGGTAACATGAGAGAGAAGCGAACAAGGAAAACAGGGTATCATAAACCCAGAGCACTTGAAACGCAAATGAGATATAACCATGATATTTCTTGCAATATGATTGAGCGTGACCGTTTGCGAAAACCTCCCATGACAATGCCTAGCCCTAAACATACTTCCAGATGGTGTAGTGGTCGCTGTGTGATTTGTGGTGAACATATGGAGTGTGTTACTAATCTTCATGCAGAAAAACATGGTTATAAAAATGCAAATGAAATGATAGAAGCAGGTCAAGTTGTATTTGATTAATAGGAGAGGAATTTTGACTGATGAAGAACTAGGGCGATATAAAACACTCCCTTGTCCTGTGTGTAAAAGTAAGAATACAAATGTACGATATGCAGGGCAAGGGTGGTATTTTGTGGGGTGTTTAGATTGCGGTCATAAGAGAACTTGTGACGAGTCATGTATAGAGCAAGAAGTAGAATTTTGGAACAATTATAGTAGAAAGGTTTTTAAAAATGTTCGGTAAAAATGGGCTTACAAATGAGGGCGAATGTACAGGTTGCGGGGCTTGTTGTGGAAGTATTCTTCCGTTAAGCAAAAAGGAAATAAAAAAAATTCGTTCTTATGTAAAAAAGCATGGGGTTGTTGTTACCAAAGTAGTTGATTCAATGGTGTGTCCTTTTTTGGATATAGAAAAAAGAAAGGATAAATGTAAAATCTATTCGGTTCGTCCTGCTATTTGTAGGGAGTTCAAGTGTAATTATTCCATTGATAAAATGAAGAAAAATAATCCTATCAAAAGAATGGAAACGGACGGCATTTTTGATATGAATGAGTTATTTGGGGGTATTAAATAATGAAATTAGACAAAAGCAAATTGAAATTATATGACTTAGATAAAGTAAAAGTCGGAGATAAAATCATTGTGGGTCATTGTTATGATTATTCGTTATGGAGGTTTGATGAAGCAACAATAAAATCAATTTCTCCTAAACGTGGTGATATAACATTATCTAACGGCAATAAATATCAAAAAGATGGGCGAAAGATGGGTGTAGGTAGATGGGATTTCCATTTTAGTGATGATTTTTTTGAGTATACACAAGGAAATATTGAAGTTATTAACAGTTATATAATAAGCAAGAAAAAAGCTAAGGAGATAGTAAAGTGGCTTTGTGAGATTGAAAAGCAAGGATTTAAAATGCTTTATGATTTACCAGAAGATAAAATAAGTGTTATTCACGCAACATTTAAAGAGATTTTTGGTGAAGAAAATGTTTGAACATTGGCGAGCAATATTAGTAGGATTTTTATTTTGTTTACCTGCTTGCATAATAATAGCAATAATGGCATGGATTAATTATAGGGGTAGAAAATGAAAAAACAGAAGTTTGAAATTAGATTAACGCTTGCAGATTTTTATGCAATTCGCAATGCACTTGTTAAAAATGGTGACGAAGTAGAATTATTGTTTACAATAAATGAGCAGATTGATATGCTACATCATTATTTTGATGGGCTGTGGCATTTGCCCAAAGGCGTTGAGCCGAATTTACGATTGTGGCGATTGCGCTAGGCGTGGAGGTGTAGGAAATGAGTAAGCAAGATTGTGAACTTTTTATTAGCGATTTAGAGAAGTTCCGAAAAATGGTTTGCACGCATGAAGGAAATGACTGTGACCACAATCGTTGCATGGCTAGTGTCAATGGTTGCTATGGTGATGAATGTGCGTTTGATGTAGTAATAGAAGCTATTGAGCAATTAGAGCGTGAAAACAATGACTAAGCAAGAGTTAGCGCATATAGCAAACCTTATGTATGATTTACAAGAGTATTGCCATGCTAAAGATTGTAATACTAAAAAATGTCGGATTGGTGGAGCGTTTTGCGGAAGTTATGCTCCGTTGGGGGGTGGAGTTCCAATTTCAAAATGGAATATTACCAGAGCAGATATTGAGCGATTGGAGTGTAAGGAATAATATGCGGTGGGTAACGTATTATGAAGATATAATGATGGATGGTAAAGTAGCTGACATTGATATTCATAAAGATAAAGAGTCAGCAACAAGATTTTTTAAGGCACATTACAGAGATTACTTTCAGCTAAATCCTAAACATATAGAAGTTAAATTGCCTATGCGCTATGGATTTCCCTTTCGTGCTTTCTACGGAGTGTCCTTGCTTACTTTTAAGCGTAGAATGATGGAACGATTCAAGATTGATGAAAAAGAGTTTAATAGACAATTGAAAGAATTGGGGCGTGAAGAATAATGAATTTAACGGTTGAAGGTTATACAATTCATAATTTGACACAGAATGAACTTGATTTAATCTACGCGGCGTTATGCTGTTTTACGAGAAGGAAACCGAACCCCAGATATGAAGAAGTTTTGTTACTTGCAGAAAAATTTAAGCCGTATCAAAGTACGGTTTTAGTAAATGGGGAGCGTGGGAGCAATGACACTTGATGAAGCTATTGGCAAATTATGTCATTATTGGTATGTCGGTATGGGGGATTATTTCACGGAAAAAGAATTGCAAGACTTGATTTCAATGTTACAGGAATTAGCAGAATATAGAGGGCTACAAGAGAAAATATTAGAAGAACGGTCATTAGAGATTGAGCGAGAAGATTGGGAGCGTGAAGAATAATGACTAATAGAGATAAGTTTTTACTTACATTAATTGATGTATCAGATAGAGAACTTGCTAATATTTATTGCTTATATATTAATAATTGCCGTAATTGTCATTTTGTGGGTGTAAAAGGTTGTTTCGACAAACTTGTTGATTGGATGAAACAGGAGCGCAAAAGCAATGAGCGATTATAAATGCAAAGTGAGAATTATCCGAGATAAGGAAATAACCGTTTATGCAAAAAATAAAAACGAAGCAGAAAAAGAAGCTAAAAATTTATGTAAACGTGGTTTTGGATTGCCTTTTAGGGAATATGTAGAGGTTTTTGCGATTGAACGCATGACAGCTAAAAAGAAAGCGCAGGAGTGAAGGTGGGCAAAATGGCAAAGATATATTTATGTGTGACATTTGATAAAGATACAGGCGTTATGAGTTGTAAATGCGACGCAACTCTTAATGATTTGATTCTTACAACGGGGTTTTTATTACGACAACAATTAATTATGTTGGCAAAAGAACAAGCCCCTAAAGATGGTATTGTTCTTGATGAAAAGATGGGGAAATATTTTTTGGCAGAATCGGCAAAAAGGTATAGCAAACAGATTGCAAATATTATTGAATTTGGGGAGGTAAAATAGGTGGCAGAGTTTCCAAAAATAACAAATGAAAAATTATTTATGGCAAAAGTTTATGAAGCGTTGATTATGGCAACAGACTTTCAGATTGGTAGTGGGGCAATAATCGTAAATGGTGGGTTAGTACATATCCCTAACGTGGTTGGCGATTATGCGGCAAAATTTGAGTTTGTTAAATATGGCAAGTTATAAGCAAGTTAAAAATGCTAGTAATGGCGTGGTTTTGCGGCAAGAATTGATAGTGGCGGCAAGTTGTAGGCAAGTTAAGGGGTGACGAAATGGCAGGTGATTTAGATGGTAGAGAATGAAATAAAACCGTGTCTTTGCGGAAGTGATGTAGAACTTTGCAGGGGTGATGATGATTATTATATTTATTGCCAGAAATGTAAGCTAAAAACCTTTTCGGGTAGAGTATACGATAATATTACAGATAACTGTGACAGATTGATAGAAGTTTGGAATCAGAGGGCTAATAATGGTAAATGAAATGAAAAGCTATGATGGCGTAAATAATTCTTTCGGAACAACTACGATTAAAATTTTATTCCAAGTGAATGAGTATAAAGGGTCTATGACATATAAGGTTGGAGGGAATTGTAAAGGCTTGTCGGTATTACCACAAGACGGTATGAGTATTATTGATAATCTGGAAACAGCAGAATTTGAGGATATGAATATAATCCCTTATGATGATTGGTTTGCAAAAATTTTTCTCACTAAAAATTTTAATGATACGCTTGAATATGATGTAGAATCAGAAGCTGAATTTGAGCAAATGATTGTCGGTATGCAGATTATTGATTTTGTGGAGGATTACTCAAATGGATAATAAAATGGCAGAAGTCGCTAAACTTCTGGGACAAAAAATAAATAAAAGATTCACGGTTGAATATTTCAATACTAAATTTGATTGCATATTCTTTATAAGAGTGGATAGAAAATATGATTTTAAAGTGCTAAATGAGCCAGAGTTTTCGTTCTGTTTCACCGAACAAATTTTATATGCGTTAATTACAGGAGGGGCGGTAATTGTTAATGAATGAGAACAAGACGGCAGAGGAAAAAGATATAAATTTAATAGCTATTAAATCTTTAATAGAATGTATTGACAATAGAGATATTGCCGAAGGTGGAATTTTTCTTGATGATGATAACGCAGAGTTTGTTGCTGATATTTTACGTTATCATTATAAATCATTAACATCAAAGAACAAAATGGAAGAAGTTGCTAAGATGTTTGGCAAGCGGTTGGGCGAAGAATTTAGGCTTGTAATGCCGAGTGGGAAGATAAAAGAGTGTAAATTCACTACTGACAGAGGCTTGTTATATTATGACAGAATAGACCGAGAATGGCATAAGAATTATGCTCATCTTGATTGGCTGTCAAGAGGAAGTGCGGTGATTGTCGATGAATAATAACAAGATGGCAGAAGTAGCAAAAATGTTTGGGAAAGAGTTGGGTGAAGAATTTGAAGTAAGAGCCTTTAGTTATATCATTAGAACTAAGTTCACAGAATTTGGACTTGAAGAACATTTTTTTACGTCAGAGTGGTTGCTTAATGGTGAGTTGTTACAAATGCTACTCACAGGTGAGGCGGTGATTACAAATGAGTGAGTTAATACTCATTATAGCAATAATTTTCATTGGATTCTTAGCGGGTCTTAGCGAAACGGCTTATCGCATTATGGTTCTTGTTGCGCTTGTCTGTATTTATTATGAAATTCCAAAACGGTGATTGTATGGGTAAAAAATCTAATTGTGAACTTGTCAGAAATGGGATAATTAATAATATTCCAAGGGGCTACAAGGATAAGGGCAGACCTAATTGTTGGGGCTATATAGACCAATTCAAAGATACGGAACTAGAAGAATGTAAACGGTGTCCGTGGTTTTGGTTGAAGGAAGGGAAGGTCTAATGATTAAAAGTCAAGCAACAAAGAACCGTATTTCATGGGGGCGCGTTATAAAACTGATTAAGGAAAGAGATAATATTCCTAGTAGTTATAGGTATGTCCCTATGGCATTGAAGCGTAACTTCTTAAACAAGCCTTTAGTACATACGTTGAATAAAAGGAAAGCAAGGTATAGGACATTAAGAAAGGTAAAGGGCAAAAAATGAAGGGGATATGCAAGACAAGTAACGGATTATTGGTTACTTCTCAATTTAATGGAACACGTGTTTTGATTAATCTAAGCAATCGTCAGAAATGGACATTTGAAACCAGAAGTGATGGCAAAGTCGAATTGCGGCTTAAAAATATTTTTATCGTTATGTCTGAAAAGCAATTTTTTAAGGATTGGAAAATTGTTGAAAAATTGGAGGGGTGGCAATGACTAACGGTGATAAAATAAGAAACATGGACGATAAGGAATTAGCAAAATTCCTCTATATGGTTATTGGTGATTGTGATTGTTGTGTGTACGCGCCTAAATTAGATGTTGAGGATTGTTCTAAGCCAGATAATGAAGCTGACTGTACGCAAGGTCATTTGAAGTGGTTGCAGGAAGAATATAAAAAGGATTGGGGGATATGACTAATAGTGAATGGTTGCTTTCGTTGAATAAACAGCAAAGACGGCGAAAGAGAAAAACAGGGGAAATCCCAGAATTTGCCATTTATAGAGTGTACAATCATAACGCAAAAGAATGGCAATTCCCAGACATTATTAATAGTGATAAGACCAAAGTACATAGAGATTTTGTAAAAAGAATTGGTTTTGGCGTATATAAGTGGCGTTTTGAAATTCAACCGTGGCTTATATATAATCCAATTCTGCTTACGTGGAAGAAAGTAGAATATGCCTTTAAGCGCAATGGCAAAGAACCTTTAGCAGGTACGGTATTTTTGCATAAAAAAGTTGTAGAGGTTATGGCTGATAAATGGTTAGAAAAGGAGCATTGTTGTAATGAGTTATGAGTTTTCTGACAGAATTATATTAAAGGGAGAGTTGTTAAAGTATCGAAGATGTTTGTGTGAAGAAACCGCAAGGCGCGGTAAGAAATGTGAAGATTGTTCAGCGTTCTTAAAAGATGTTAATAAATGTATTGTTGGTTTAATGATTAAAAAGGTAGACGCATAGGAGGATAACAACATGGAAGATGGAATGATTAATGTACCTTCAATTTTAATGGGGGAAAATGGAGAACCACACCATTTCTTAGGCATAGGACGGGGAGAAATTAACGGGAAGGAATATGTTTCGCTTACGTTTCATCAAATGTCAGAGGGAACGGATTATACATGGGGGGATTTGTGTAAAGAAGAAGAACGCCCAGAAATGTTTTTTTCAATCGCTTTCGGTTCGGTGAAATGCGTTGATGTAATGATTTCACAGTTAGAAAAAATAAAAGAAGAAATGATGGAGCAGGAATCAAAAAATGGCGATTAATTCAAAGGACAAAGGCAAAAGGGGAGAACTTATCTGGGCTAAATTATGCAGGGAACATGGTTTTGAAGAAGTCAGACGGACGGCACAATATTGCGGGAACACGGGTGAAGCTAGTGATTGTGTAGGCTTGCCGTTTATCCATCAAGAAGTAAAAAATGTGGAGCGTCTTAATATCAGAACGGCTATGTTTCAAGCAGAGAATGACGCTAGAGAAGGTGAAATACCCATAGTAGCGCATAAGCAAAACCGTAAGCCGTGGTTGGTTACAATGAGCGCGGATAACTTTTTCAAATTGTATAAGGCATGGTTGGAGGGGGTATCTGATGGAGAACAAGGACAAACGTAAATTATGTAACCTTCTTAAAGAATACCGAAAAGAATATTGTGATACAGCAAAGGTAGCCGCAAGAAAATGGCTAACAGAGAAATGTGATGTTTGTGATTTGGCAACATCAAGCGGTTGCATGATTGATATTATTGCGTTGAAGTTGGAAAACGATTTGTGGGAGGGCTAAATTTGATTACGTTTTCAGCTAAAGAAATAAAAGAACTAGAACGTCTTTTAGTAAAGGCTATCAACTATTGTAGTCATAATTGTAAAAAGGATTGTGAACATAATTGTCAAATAGCAAAAATATGTTATGTGCTTTATGATTGTGGGCGCACAGACAATACCGTTTTAATGGATATGGATTGTTCAATATTGACGGATAAAAAGTTTGCTAAACAATTACTTGACGAACAGGGATTTGATGTTGATGAAAGTCAAATACATATCCCTTCAAAGAAATAGGAGGTCTATAGAAAATGAAATATAAAATTGGTGATAAGATAATTTTTAAAGAGCCGTTAATGGGTGTAGAATGTAAGGACGGGACTATTGTAAAAGAAGTTTTTGGCAAAAATGATATAACCAAAATAACAAATGTTGATTACAAATGTTATTGTGTTGATAATTTTGGGAGCACAATTAAGGTAAAACATAAAGACTTAGAATGTGTAACTGAAATTTATAAAGATGGGAGTCAAGGATTAAATTATAAGGAAGGTGATAAGGTAAGAGTGAGGAAAGACCTTAGAGAAGGTGAATATTATGGACGATATAGAATTTTTTGCAATGGTGATATGGCTAAAAGGGCAGGAACGGTTGTCACTATTGAGCATATAAATTCGATTATCCCAAAATATACAATAAAGGAAGATAGTTGGGATTGGGTTGACGAAATGTTTGAAGGGCTTGCGGTGGATAAACCTAAAGCACCAAGCGTAGTAAAACGAATAAACTACAAGCATAACATTCTCAATGGGGTGCTTAATTCAGATGGTAGTGTTGATGGGGAAAAATTAATAAAGGAATTGGGGGAAAATCAAGTGTTTGTAATGACAGATAGACCGAAAAGACCTACGAAGTCAGCTAGTACACCTGCAAGCACAGATTGTTGTAAAAAGGTTGAGGATTCAGAAGAAGCAAAGGCAAAAGGTAGTCATTACGAAAAAGCGGCAATGCAACCGTTGGAGGTTATGCAACGTGTTATGACTAAAGAACAATTCAAGGGTTTCTTATTCGGCAACTTCTTAAAATATCGTATGCGTAGTGAGTTCAAGGGGCAACATGAATCTGATGAATATAAAGCTAAACAATATGCGTATTGGTTGGAAATGGTAAATGACGGTCATGTTATTAATCCGACAAAAGACAAAGTACCATACGATTATAAATATAGCATTATCTAAGGACAAAACAGGGGGCGAGTTTTGTGTTGGAGAAACCAGAACAATTTGAGGATATGATGTGGGAATGTGCCAAAGGAAACATAAGCACAGAGGACGCGGCAAAAAGGTGTGGAATGAAACGTGATACTTTCTATTCATGGCTAAGAAAGAATGAAGAAGCCTACCAGATTTACAAGAAAAATAATCCAATTCGGAAGAAGTCTGTTACTCCTTCTAAGCGGTACTACGCTAGGGAATTTGAATTAGAGCAGGAGCGTAGGGCAAAAGAAGTGATGGCTGAATATCACGCTAAATGTAAGATTGCTGATAAGGTATCAAGGGCAAGGGCATTAGGTATGTCATACGGATATTATTCAGCATTGGTTGTTAATGGTTTAGGTAAGATATAGGAGGATAGTTTTATTAATGCACATAGGCTTAATTGATGTTGATTGTACTAAATATCCCAATTTAGTATTAATGAAATTGTCAGCATGGTATAAAAAACAAGGGCATACGGTAGAATTGCTAAAGCCTATTGATGTTATGGGGGGAATTAATTTATTTTCCCCCTATGATAAATTGATAGGGGCTTGTGTTTTTACAAAAAATATGCCTATTGTAAGAGATTTGCGAGAACAAGGAGCAGAAATCGCGGGGTGTGGTACAGATGATAAAAGGGTATTGCCGTATGAAATAGAACACATATACCCAGATTATTCATTATATGGTATTACAGATACGGCTTACGGTTTTCTTAGTCGCGGTTGTCCAAGAGGTTGCCCATTTTGTATCGTGGCAGGGAAAGAAGGGAAGAAAAGTTATAAAGTCGCTAATTTATCTGAATGGTGGAATGGGCAAAAATTCATTAAACTGTGTGACCCTAATTTGTTAGCTTGCCCAGAGCATAATGAATTGCTAGACCAATTAGCCGAAAGTAAAGCAAAAGTAGACGTAAACCAAGGTTTTGACGCTAGACTTTTAACAGAAGATATTATTCAAAGAATGAATAAGATAAGATTTAGCGTGATTCATTTTGCATGGGATAACCCAAAGGACAAAATTATACAAGACAAATTATTAATGTTTAATGAGTTGTCAAATATTCAAGGTAAAGGAGCATACGCATTAAAAAAGGTATATTGTCTTACAAATTATTGGAGCACTTTTGAACAAGACTTATATAGAGTGTATTGGTTAAGAGATAATGGATTTGACCCTTATGTGATGATATATGAAAAGGATAGTGCTCCTTTAAAATTAAGACACCTTCAAAGATGGGTAAACAATAAACTGATTTTTAGAAGCTGTGAAAGATTTGAAGATTATAACAGGAAGAAAGGTTGATTATTTATATGCCAACAAAAAGAAATTTAGATGGGGTTTATTTCCGTATTATGCGTGATGGCAAGGGTATCAATGTATGTTGGACAGATTTACAATGGGAAGATAGGATTGAATTTGCCCGTAAAAATAATAATGAGTCATGGCTTATGCAAATGATTCAGATTATGAATGGAGTTGCAAATGATTTGCATAGAGCTTTCCCAGATATTTATATCAAGCCTGTTACATTGCGGGAAGGTAAGTCGGTTAGTAAAACATGGTTACGCAATTCGTTGTTTAGAATAACCGCTGATATTCGACTTATTGCAGAAGAACAGGGCATTTTCGCAGAAAGCCGTGATTAGAAATGAATACCTATGTTGTCACATATAAATCTTTTTCAGCTAACAAAACCGTTGTCGTTAGGGCTGTAGACATACCGCAAATTCTTAGGTGGTTGAACAAAGACGGGAAGTATAAACAGGTGGAAAGAAACGTGTGGAAAACAGAGGAAGATTCGTGCATTGTAATTAAATGGGCAAAGGAGTATGTGTTACATGGATAAAAGAATATATGTCCTTCATGCGTTATTGGTGCTATTCATAATGGTTTGGTGGATAGTGGCTGATGATTTGAATGATAAGCTGACTATAATATTTTTAATAACAGTATTCAATTACTTGCAGAAAATATAAAGGAGGTCAATTCAATGTATGTTTTCACGGAGAAAAGAGAGATTGTAAACCTTGATGTAGTTGCCCATATTAATGTGGCTGAATGTGATGGTATCTATTCGGTGATGGCTGACGGTGATATTTGTTTGTATGAGTCTGATATAAAAGAAAATGCTATGGAAATGGTTGAACAAATAGCAAAGGCGATAGATAGTCAGAAACCTATGTTCTGGGTTGGGGAATTTGCAATGCCATTCTAAGGGGGCGTATGTATGGCAAAGACATTAATTACTATAAGCATTGTAGGGTTAGGGTATATCCTGCTTGCAAATTTCCTGTTTGAATTGATGTTCGATTACTTGCATATCTTGTTTATGATTTGATGGAGGGCAGGGCGAAAGCCCTGTCTTTCTTAGTAAGGGTATATAGATGTACCCTCCCACCCCGTTAAGGTTTCGTTTTATTATACAGTAAATAGAAATCAAAAAATGGAAGCCAATTCGGTGAAGTACCCACTCCCCCCTATGCAATCCACCCCCCGTGTAAAGTTCCGCAAATGGATTATGACAATCCAATTCGGTGAATGAAATCCAATTCAGTAGCCCCGCTACCCCAGAGCGCGGGGGTGCGCGTGGGGTGCGCGTGGGGGATAAAAAAATAAAACCTTTACATTTTAGACTGATTATGATATTATGTAGCTAACAAGGGAGATATATCTGTTTAGACTGAATTAGGAGGGCAATATGAACAAACTAGAAGTACGCATTATGAGTGCAGAAACCGAAGTTGAACAAAAGAAACAATGGTTGCAAGCGTCAATTAAGAAGTTGATTGAGTTGGTACAGGAAGAAGATATATCTGAAACGGCGTCTTACAATGCTTATGTTTCACAGGTAGAAGATGTACGGCGTTATGCTAATGAAACGGCAATCGCAAAACGTGTATGTGAAGTATTAAAGGCGGTGCAGGAATGAAAAAGAAAACAATAAGTAAAGCTGTGAGAGAGCAGAACAAACGGACGGAGGGCGTATGGAAATCCATCATGGACGCTGTAACCGCGACTCATGGCTGTTTGCTCCCGCAGGGTGTAATCACGGTGCAGGTGGTCTTGTCGTGGGCGCGGGAGGAATTTCTGGGCGTGTTGAAGCGGAACGGCAAAATTTTGTCGTGGAAACAGGACAGGGAGTTTGAGGAAGGGAACAACCGCCGTTACCTTGTCACGCTGAATACGGCGAAAATTTGAGCGTGAATTGTATATGAGCGAGAGGGCGAGTATAGGGCTTTTCCCACGGTGAACAGCGTGTAGCCCCAAAATTTTACGGGTGAGCCGTATATGAGCGTGGGGCGTGTGGGGAGGATTGATTGCTTCTTTGAAATTTTCCCCGCCGCCCCAAAATTTTACGATTTTGCCTTATATCAGCGGGAGGGGGTTTTGGACGAAAACCCGTTTTCCCCACGGGGGCGCGTCCGTCACGGGTGGACTGTCCGCGCCAGATGGACGGAAGGGCTTATTGTTTGCAAAGTCAACTAATAATCATTATCAATTACATACAATAAAATTTTATACAACCGATTGACCCTGTGACCCCTTGAAAATAAAGGGATTAACGTGCACGCGCCAACCTGCTCCCGCTCCTGCGGCTCCTGCTCCTGCGGCTCCTGCTCCTGCGGCTCCCGCTCCTGCGGCTCCTGCTCCTGCGGCTCCTGCTCCTGCGGCTCCCGCTCCT